GCGGATTTTAATAAAGGTCTTTTTGATGACGTCTATCTGAACTTATTCTCTCTCCGCGAGCTGGAAGAGATTATTACCCCCCAGATCAAATACAAAGACCGTCTTGCTGAACTTGACCTGTTAGTTGAAACTGCCGTCGCCGCCCGTATGGCTGAAAACCAAGACAAGATTATTGAGAAATTAGGAGCAATGAGTGAGTAATTTTATTTCCGTAAAAATTGTAGCTGACAGCATTTCTCCTTCAGGCATTCGAATCATAACCTTCGAACTTGAATACCCACGAATAATCCATAGTGAGCTGATGACTCACCGACTGTTAAGTCGAAATGCGATGAGCAGTCGTGCTATTCCGATTAAGAAAAGGATCGAGCAGGTTCAGCAAAATCCTGCAATGCCTGTGAAGTTTGGTAAGAACCAACCTGGAATGCAGGATGCCGGGGAGCACTCAGCACAGCTTGGTGATGGGTACTCGGCAGAAGAGTGGTGGAAACTCGCAGGACTTAGTGCAGCCCGGTTTGCAGCAGAATTTGCAGATGCTGGTTATCACAAGCAGATTGCAAACCGCCTTCTGGAACCATACCAAAGAATGAAGACAGTTGTCACCGCTACAGACTGGAATAACTTCTTCTGGTTGCGTGTTGACCAGGATGCTGATCCTACGATCTATGAACTGGCTAAGGCAATGAAAGAGGCTAGCGATAACTCTATCCCAGACCCTCTTGAACCTGGACAGTGGCATACACCATACGTTGACCACGTTTATGGCTTTGAAGATATCGACGACAAAGAGTGTGCAGTATTTGAAGGCTATTGCGTTCTTGACGAAGAGAACAAGCCTGTAATGCTGACCCTGGAAGAGGCTTTGGCTATTTCCGCATCTTGTTGTGCTCAGGTGTCTTATCGTGTTCTGAATACGAGTAAAGAAAAGGCTCTGGATATCTACGAGAAGTTGGTGAGTGGTAACAAGGTTCATGCCTCACCATTCGAACATCAGGCCACACCCATGACAGAATACAGGGAAATTGAGAACTCTGATTATTTAACTATCGGACATATTAACTTTCCCCGTGACCCAAGCTCTTGGGAAGAAGGTATCACACACGCAGATCGTCAAGGGCAACTTTGGTCCGGTAACCTGCGTGGTTGGCGACAACATCGCCAGTTAGTGCCTGACAATGCAATTTCAGGTTGACAAAGATATCGTTAATTCGTATCTTAGAAGCATATTAATTAGGGGCGATTTTGCCCCTTGTCAGGCAGAATGGAGATTACATGAGTAAAGAGAAACGCAAGCCACCACAACATATTTCGGTCACCATTGACTTCCTGAGAACGGTCCCAGGATTTGATGTTCAGAAAGATAATGACCTCCGCGCTGCCTTATACGCACTCGGTTTTCAGGTTACCGATAAAGATGGGAATCCTAAACACGTAACTGTGTTCCAAAACAAAAATGTAAGATGTGCCAATATGCCATCGACGTATCGTAAGACAATGATTTTTGTCGGAGAAATGCGACCTGATTATAAATACGCGAAGATATACAACGGTGTTGAAATCCTTGATGTAGGGGTTTATTCAGGCAGTGATATGGAATTTGTTTTAGATCTTCCTTACGACATCCCTGTAACTGAAAAAGTTAACACCCGCAAGTATACCAAGCGAGGGGATCGACCAGAGACATTTGAAATCACTTTCGATATTGAAGACGAAGCTCGTCTGGGCGATGTATTTGGCCTGGAGGACGAATGAGTAAAGAAAAAACGAAATGGAAAGACCGTGGCTTCGATGATAAGCATCATTATGCCGGGTGGCTCTACTTCAACGATTTAACCGATGACAGTAAAATGTACGACGATGTTTACTATGATGAGTTTTCTGGTAAAATAGTTAACATCGTTGCGCCAGATCAAAACGAGAAAGACGATCAGGATGTTGACGAGGCAGATAAGTTTTTGTCTCAATTTGAAGAAGAATAAGGGGAAAGTTTGATCAATACAGTTGTGAAGAGTGATGGCAGTGTGGTTCCATTTGAACCAGAACGTCTAAACAAGGCCGCTATCTTTGGTGATGACGGTAATGGTAACTGGTCGTATATCTCAATGGATGCATATAAGCGACTGTATGACGGCTGCACCACTCGTGAAGTTAACCAGGCATTGATCGACGCCTGTGTCAGTCGTAAAGACGAAGCCCATTCACGGATGGCTGGGCGCGTCCTGATTGGACAAATCTACAAGGAAGCTTTTGGCGGATTTAAGAAAATCCCAAGCCTTACCGAGTTTTACCAGGACATGGTGATGCGTGGGTACTGGGAAGAAATGGGTTATACTGGACCTGAGCTGTTAAGCTTTGATCAAGTCATTGACCACAGTAAGGACCTGAGTTATGGGTATGCGGTTCTGAAACAGTTCCGGGATAAGTATGGTATCAAAGATAACATCAATGATATCCTGTTCGAATCCCCACAGATGATGTTCATGGGTATTGCTATGGCTGTTATGAAGAATATGCCACTATCCCGCAGGAAGAATGACGTCATCAGACTGTATACGTATCTCTCTGATCTTAAAATCAATGCACCAACGCCGTACCTGAATGGGTTGCGTACTGGTAAAACTGGATATGCATCCTGTTGCATTATCAAAGCAGACGATACAGCTAAAAGTATTGGTGTTGCCCGTGAAGTAGCGTACACTATGACAGTAGCACAAGCGGGGATTGGATATTATCTGTCTTCTCGTTCTATCGGCGATGGTGTTCGTGACAATACGATCAAGCATATGGGTAAACTCCCTTATTACCGTGGAATTGATGTCGGTGTTAAGGAAAATCGCCAACAATCCCGTGGTGGTTCTGCAACGGTATCTTTCCTTGCGCTAGACCCGCAAGTTGAAGAACTGATGCGCCTGCGTAACCCGATGACGGTTACCTCAAAGCGTATAAATACGATGGACTATTCGATCGGTGTCAACCACTCGTTCATGAATCGAGTGGCTAAGAATCTGGACTGGATGTTGGTGTCGTATAAGGATGCCCCTCAGCTGCATGAGGGTATGTTCCGAATGACAATGCAGGAGTTTGATGCTGAGGTTGCCCGTGTAGCAGCAGATACGAAGATTCCAAAAACTTGGGTGAAGGCGCGTGATCTGGCAATGGAGCTGATCACTCAACGTGCAGAAACTGGTCGCCTGTACGTGTACTGGCCTGACGAGATGAACCGACACACACCGTTCTTGGAGACAATTTACTCCTCTAACCTGTGTCAAGAAATCTGTCTACCAACAAAAGGGTATACAGATATGCGGAACATTTTCAACCCGACTGTCGATGATGGTGAAGTTGCATTGTGCTTTATCGCCTCTCTTGTTGCTGGTCGTATTTCCGAAGAAGAATACGAGGATGTTGCTTACTACACCGTCCTGATGATCGACAACGTTATGGATATCATGGACTATCCGTATGAGAATATGAAGTACACAGCCGAATCTCGTCGTTCGATTGGTGTTGGCCTAACCAACCTTGCACACTACATCGCGAAACACAAAGTCGCGTATGGTTCTCCTGAGAGCAAACAGTTGGTTCACGATCTGGCAGAACTGCATAGCTTCAGCCTGCATAAGGCAAGTCTGCGACTGGCTAAAGAGCGTGGTGTTGCTCCGTGGATGAATAAGACTAAGTACCCGCAGGGTTGGTTGCCTATCGATACCTATAATAAGGCAGTTGATAGTGTCGTGAAGAATCCGAGCCTGAAGCAGGACTGGGAAACTTTGCGCCAGGAAATCATCGAAAATGGTGGTATCCGTAACAGTGTTCTGGAAGCTTATATGCCGAACGAAAGTTCATCATTGGCTACCAACACAACAAATGGCCTGTATCCGGTACGTGACCATGTGATCTTCAAGAAATCCCCTCAAGGCTCTGTGCTGTTTATCGTGCCTGAGTATGAAGAGCTGAAGGAATATTACACATCGGCTTGGGATATCGATACGAATGACTTGATTGATATCTATGCAATCATTCAGAAGTTCGCAGGGCAAGCAATTAGTGCGGATCTTTACATCGACTATACCCAGTTGCCTGATGGTAAGATTTCCATGAAACAACAACTGGGATATCTGATCCGCGCCACGAAGATGGGGATGAAGACATGGTATTACCTGAACTCCAAGGTTGGGGCGGGAGACTCCCTCACTGAGGAACTTCATGCTAAAGCAAAAGCTGAGGAAGAGACAAGGGCTGTTGCACCACTTATCGCTGGGGATACTGAAGATCCTTATTGCGAAAGTTGTTCTTTATAAGTTGTAGGGGCTTCGGCCCCGTTTTTGAGGAGAGAAAATGGCAGTTTTTAACGTAGAAAACACCGCACATAAGACCGGGGACTACCCACTGTTCCTTGGTCAACAGATGGGGATGTATGACTCCATCAATAAAAAGTATCCGCAACTGTTTGACCTGTATAAAAAGCAGAAAGAACAGGACTGGTCAGAGGATGAAGTTGAACTGAGCCAGTCTATCACTGACTTTGCTACTTGCAGCAAATCGACTTACGACGTCATGGTGCAGACCCTGATGTGGCAATGGGAAGCTGATAGTGTTGCAGCACAGTCTATCATCTGTCTGTTTGCACCCTTCATCACGAATAGTGAACTGTTCGCCATGATGATGAAGCAATCAGAGATTGAAGTCCTACATGCTCTGACGTATTCTGATATCGTTCGTCAATGTCTGCCTAATTCTCGCCAGATCATTGAAGATATTCAGAACAACCAAGCAGTCCTTGAACGCTCTGGCGTCATTGTCAAATTCATGCGTGAATTAGAGATCCTCGGTGCTCGATACCGTATTGACCCGGACTCTGTTGACAAAGAGGAAATCCGTCGAGGAATCCTTAGAGCGATGTTCTCCCTGTTGGGGCTGGAAGGTATTGAATTCATCTCTAGCTTTGCCTGTACGTTCGCTCTTGCAGAACAGGGTGTGTTTGTCCAGGTGGGGCAGCTAGTACAGAAAATTATGTTGGATGAGATGCTGCATACCAAGATGGATTTCGGAGTTATCGATATCCTTCTGAAAGACCCGGTATGGAAGGCCAGTTTTATCGCAATCAAACACGAGCTGAAAGCAATCCTGGATGAAGTTCGTACCAATGAATATGGTTGGGGCGATTATCTCTTCAGTGAAGGCCGTGCGATCATCGGGTTGAACGCTCCATTGCTGAAAGATTGGACTGACTGGAACTGTGCTCCGATCTACGATTACTACGGCATTGAAAAAGATTTCGTAGCACCAAAACGTGATCCTCTCCCGTTCATGGATGTTTGGATGAACCCTTCCAAGCAACAGAATGCGAATCAGGAACAAACAAACACTGATTATCGTCTTAATGCGACAGTCAATGACGCTGAAGATGAAGTCTGGGATTTTTAAGGAGTAATAATGGATAGCGCCAATTTTGAGTCTGTAGTATACGATCCGTCCAAGCTGGTAGTTACTTTTGGAGGAGAGCGTGTGGTAGGCTTCTCAAGTGATATGAAAATTTCCATTTCCCGTCGATTGCACGGAGTAGCTAAGGCTAAAATCTATTTACAGGCTACCAGCCCTTGGGTATTAAAGCTTAAACAGGCGCTAGGCCATCCTGCAAGGGTTGAGGCAGCGTATCCCGTTTTTGGAAATCTATCAGAATCCATGCGTTTCGTTGGGGACTTGGTAGTTAAAGGGTATGATGTTGACTACACATCAGAAATCCCAGTATTCACATTCCTTCTTGAATCGGAGAAACAATGAATCTGAAGAATTCAACCTTCACCATTTATGGTAAGGATAACTGCTCACACTGCGTCCGTGCGAAGGAGTTTGCCATTGCAAATGGGATCGAGTATATCTACCTGACACTCGGGAAGAATTACACCAAGGAAGAGCTGGTTGAGCAATGCGCCCCGGTTATCCCTCGCACCGTCCCGCAGATTTTCCGTGAGACGGACTCCTCAACGGAGTACATTGGTGGCGCGGATGACTTCATTGCTTTTGTGCAAAAACATATGAAATCCTGTTGACATAGCAACCTTCTGTCTGTATGATTTATGTAATCCTGCCGAGAAATCTGTCCGGCAGGAAATTTAGAGGAGAATTCGAATGAGTAAGAAAGCACTGCGTAAGGCATATACCAAGGAACTGGCTCTGGAACTGCGTGGCAAAAGGCCGAAGAATAAACGCTCTTCTGATGAAGAACTTCAGCAACTTGCAGCAGACGCTGCCGCTCGCGGGGGTTACTAATGTCAAAAAAGGCCGCAGTTGTAACCACTGACTTACGACCTTCTCTGGCAAAGGAGTTTGTTTCTCTGGTGTGGGACCGACTGATCGGGGATTTTGCTACTGGATTGCAGGTGCAGGTTGAAAGTCTCCAGAACATGGTGAAGGGAGAGAAAGACGTATATTTTGCCAAGGAAATAAAGGAGAAAAAAGAACGCCTTCGTAAAACTCTCTCTACAGGGGTTCAACAGAAAGTGTTTGATAAATTGGTCTGCCAGTTGGCAGAGGCTTTGACAGAAGAAGAGCTGAGATACGCGATCTTCCAAGAGAAGATTACGATCAAGATTCATGGGGTAGCCTCCCAGCTCGAAGCGGCTTTTGAAGAGGCGGTGGGAGAGGCCTAACCTGAAAAAGGAGGTCTTTTGAAACTTACGCTGGAACAACTCAACAAAATCTTTCCGAATGGAGCGAAGGCTGGCAGAAATGCCAAGTTTATTGGTCCTTTGAACGATTTGTTTGAGAAGGGTGGTATTAATACTGTCAACCGCATTGCCGGTTTCCTCTCCCAAATCGGGGTGGAGTCCGCAGAGTTCCTGTATACCAGAGAGCTTGGAAACAATGCCTACTTTAATAAGTATGATACCGGACCAATTGCAAAGCGACTTGGCAATACACCAGAAAAGGATGGTGACGGAGCTAAGTACAAGGGACGTGGTCTGATCCAAGTCACCGGGCTTGCAAACTACAAAGCTTGTGGTAAAGCCTTAGGGTTGGATCTCGTCAATCACCCTGAATTACTTGAACAGCCGAAATATGCAGTTGACAGCGCTGGTTGGTACTGGAACATGAGAAACATCAACGCCGCTTGCGATGCTGATGATATCACCAAAATCACCAAGCTGGTAAATGGCGGGACTAACCACCTCGCAGAAAGAACCGCATACTACAAAAAGGCAAAATCTGTTCTAACCTCTTAAGGAGAACCACATGGGAAGAAGCAAAGAGGCTCGTGCAACCAAACTCAGCGTTCGCCAGCAACAACGTGCTGAGAGACAAGCCAAGCACCACCCTAAATTCGATGAGGAAAGGAATAGCGCTCCACCGCTGACTCCTCTGAATGACAAGCAGCAAGATTACCTTCACAAGTTGCAAACTTGCAATATTGTTATCGCAAAAGGTATCTTCGGTACAGGTAAAACTTACCTGGCATCGGCTTACGCTGCTGATCTGCTCCGTAAGAATGAACTTGACAAGATCATTGTCGCTCGCCCTTATGTGCAGACGGGTAAAACCTCCGGCTTCAAACCGGGAACATCGTTGGAAAAACTCTTCCCGTATGTTCGTAACATGTTAGACACCATCCGTAAACGTATGGGCGACGGTGCCTATTACAATGCGCTTAAAGATGGTCTGAATGGGCGTATTGAAGTTCAGGAGTTGGAAAGCATCCGTGGTCGTTCATTCGATGAAAGAAGCTATCTCCTGATCGACGAAGCCCAGCAGAGTACCCCAGAGGAAATGTTGAGTATCATCACACGTATCTCTGACAACTGTACACTCGTGGTCATGGGGGATGCCTCTCAGAAAGATATCCACGGAATCTCCGGTCTGGAGTGGGTGGAAGATTTCCTGAGCCGGAACGGGATCGCGGGTGTGGGTATTGTAAACTTCGACAACCCAGATGATGACATCGTCCGTGGTGGTATGGTTCGTGACATTGCCAAGGCGTTAATCGCCGACCGTGCAGAAGGACGCTATACTCCACTGGCTTCGTAACGGAGGCTTATGGCTTATTATACAGGCGTGGGGTCGAGGGAGACCCCTCCTGAGGTTATCAGCATCATGGAAGATGCTGGTTTCCGCCTTGCAAGGTGTGGATTCACCTTGAGAAGTGGAAAAGCAGGCGGCGCAGATGAAGCATTCCAGGTCGGAATGCAAAAATATTACGAATCTCTTGACAATGGGAAGCAAGAAGAGTATCGTACACATTTGGCGGAGATCTATATACCCTGGGATGGATTTGCATCTGACAATGACAATCTCTGGGATTTCTGGGATTATCCTTTAGATTATCTTGATTATCTGATTCCCGACCAAAAGGTTGTACGTGAGGAACTGGTTGAGGAGATTCATCCTAATTTTGAAGCTCTTAAAAGAAAAAGAGGAGCTTTTGCGCTCCATTCTCGTAATGTGCATCAAGTCTTGGGGGCCAATATCCTCGATCCACGTCCCTCTGCATTTTGTTTGTACTATGCCAAAGAAGATAGGAACGGAAATCCTAAGGGAGGTACTGCAACCGCAGTTAATTTAGCCAGAAAGTACGGAGTTCGGGTTCTTAACCTGAACACACCTGATAAACTAGCCTTGTTGGAGAGGTTCTTAAGATCCTTGGAGGAAAAACGTGGCATCCAGATTTCGCGATAAGCTTAATAATTCTTATTGTCTCGTTAAAGTTGATGGGCAGGGCTGGTCGGTTGGTAAAATCGGTAACAAAGTGATTTTCATTACTTACAAGGATGGCGGGATGAAAAACATCTGTAACACAGACGATACTGATTTATTCAGATACTTCTTGGAATCCATTGAGTACCAAAGTAAGAGAGAGTTATTCGTTGGTGACAAGGTGAACGTTGACAAGTTCGGACCGTACTATGTGGTAGATATCGGTCACCGTGAGAAAGACGGGAGTATTAAGTACCTTATAGCTCGATAGGAGGAGTATGACAGTTAGTATTCATGGGATTCTTTCCCATCGGAGACTGATGGAACTGAAGAATTGTGGAGTCGTCGAGCCTGAATTTTTCGAGTCCGAGGTGACAAAGTATTACAATCTCTATCTAAAGGTTGTGGCTGAATCACTTTATAGAATGAATGACGGGTTCTTTACCCGGATGATTTATAGTCGTTCCGCTGCCGAGCGGGATGCCTCTTGGATGTTCCCGGATCGTCGTGACCTGTTGGAACATTTGATTTACCTAGATGGAAAATCTCAGTACGTGAGTTTGACCAAAGAAGAGCTTAACCACTTTACGCTGTTGCATCAAGCGGCAGTAGCCTCAGAACGCGCCAAGAGGGTACTCCTGTGCTTTAAGTACAGCGACCAAGTCCTTGTGGATGATGATTCAGGGTTCAATATAGACTGGTTGTTACGGAATGCATACACATTACGACAACTGATTGTAGACGCGAATGGGGAGACACAAGATGCAGAATAACGACAAAAAGAATTACTTTGGCTTTGGCGGTGGTTTTGGTGGGGAAGGTTCTTTCTGCTATCCAATGCCCTCTCATGAGCATGTGATCTATATTCATGATTTGGATTATATGGAAGACCATTTTAATAAATTACAACAAATACGCCAAGCCAACCCAGACGATATGGTGCGTGTTATCATCAACACTTACGGTGGACGTGTCGATATCGCAATGGCCTATGTTAGCGCGATGCGTGAGAGTCAAGCAACCGTAGTGACCCATGCAGAGGGACAGGTGTGTTCTGCTGGGACAATCTTATGGCTGGCTTGTAAAGAGCGCACTGTGGCCCCAATGACGGAATTTATGTTCCATAACTATCAGGGCGGGGCATTTGGTGATGGGGCTAATATTTATACCCAAGTGCTGTTCTATAAACAACACTTCGATCGTTTAATCGATTATTTCTACAGAGGGGTATTGACGGATGGGGAGATCAACACAATCAAAGGTGGCGGGCAGGTGTGGCTGGATGAAGTTGAGATCACGAAACGAACCCGCGCAGTGATTTTGGATGATAAAAATATCGAAAGGATGAAATCCGGTAAAAATCCGATCGTAACCCCTGTTGGTGTGAAAGATACCCAGAAAGAGGACACTGTTACTGGAGATCCTGACCGCAGTGTTGTCCTGAAGGTACATGTCGATGGCGAGACTTTCTCGTTGGATGTGAGAAACCTGAAGGCCTCTGATTTTGATATCTTCAACATTGATGAGCTGCAAAGCATCCTGTCACAGGTCGGGGCTATTGCACAAGGGGAAGAGAATGCTCTGGAGATCACTTCTCGTGATCGCCAAGCACTAATCGAAGCTCTCCTGACCGCAGGTGAAGTTATCATCGACACCTTTGGGAATGCCGAGTAATGAGTGCTCCCCTGAAGAAAAAGGGGGAGCGTAGGGATTATGACGTCTATGAGACCCCTGAATGGGCCGTACAGGCCCTTTTGGATGTTATCCCTATCAACCCCTCATGGACATACCTGGAGCCTTGCAGAGCGTCTGGGAGGTTCTATAATCACATGCCTCTCGGTTCAGCTTGGGGGGAAATTCGTGAAGGTGTGGATTATCTCAATACCTATTATCCAAATCACGTTGATTGCATCATCACCAACCCGCCATATTCATTGGCCCAAGAGTTTGTGACAAAAGCACTTGACGATGCCGATGTCGTGATTATGCTTTTACGGTTAGGGTTCCTTGAGAGCATGAAGCGATGGGAATGGTGGCAAGAGAATCCTATCACCAGTCTGATGGTGTTGTCTCAAAGACCATCATTTACTGAAGATGGTAAAACAGACGGAAGTGGGTATGCTTACTTTGTCTGGGATCGGAAGAACAGGCTGAATCTTAAGCCATTTTATTTTTTGGAGGGACAAGACGATGAGTGCCGCAAGCAAGATGCGAGGGATCGCAGAAATCGCAAACGCAGCAATCCCGCCCGAGATGAACCAGCTGTACGACAACATGGTGGAGGGGATTCACCAATGTGCCAAGAAGGGACTTTTGGGGATGGGGATGGTGATAGATCTGCCGGATCACCTGCTTGATTATTTGCCTCATATTATTGCTGATCTTCGTGGTGGAGGTTTCGAGGTTGATGTCGTAGAAGTTGAACCCTCTATGCAAGGCATTAGAGCACGATTGTATATTACATGGTAAACCCGCTTCGGCGGGTTTTTTAGTTTTTGTACTTGACTCCCTGCACAGCTTCAATTATGCTTCTCGTATTAGAGGAGATTGCTATGAAATTCTACATTTATCACCGTCCTATGCATACCATCAAATTCAAAGAGTACATGGGCGACCTGATCCATGTTTCTTGTGAAGAGAAAGATTTCAGCCCGGATGGGGAGCGATGGAAAATTAAACGTTGCAATCGTCCTGAGACCGTGTATAATCGATTGAACAAAATGCTAGCTTCTGGTGGCGTCCCTTCAGATGGTATTTATCCACTATCCGACAAACGCTCACTTAAGGATCTGGTTTCTTATATGAATACTTGGGGGGATGAAGGTGAGTGAACAAAACGCTTTTGAGAAACTTCTAGCGGTGGTTAACTGGTTGGGGTGTCAGGATGAAAATCTGTCTGAAGGGCTGAAGTCGCCGCAAGATGCACTCAAGTTGTACGATTACTGGCAGGAAAATGAAGATAAGCTTCCTGAAGTGGCAGATGAAGAAAAAGACGATGATGGGCGTTGGGTATTTATGTTCCGTAAACACGCACTTGGTTACGACCCGTTAGGGCATGATTCTTCTATTTTAGAAGCATTAGGAGAAGAGAAGTACGATTCTGAAAACCAAGACATGAATATTAGCTTTTATGACATTCGCCCAGCAGTTCGTAAGATGTATATCGAAGATGCCGAGTGGAAACTGCAAAAGGAGTATGGCCTTGTTCGATGAAAAATTTGAAGCGTGGTTCAATGAGAACTACCCGCATGTGAACGATCCGATCATCCGTGCCATTGCTCACTGTGCTTGGGATTCACGTTGGGAGCTTCTTGTCGAGGAGTTCCGTGAAATGGAGAGAAAAGCAAATGACAGGACCAGTCGTTCGTAACCGGATTCGTGAACTCCAGGTGTTCCGTGTGAACCCTGGTCAACACAGTGTTGAATCCCACATCTGCTGGCTTGAGCGCGGAGCATATTTCTTTGACGCTGCTTACCAGCGCCCGTATGTGTGGAAGAGAAAGGAACAGCAACAGTTTCTGAAGACATTGGTGTCTGGATTCCCGCTCGGAAACGTGGCAGTCGCCAAGCATGATGACTGGGACCGTCGAGATGGTCCTTGGCTTGAGGTTGTTGATGGGAAACAACGTTTGACAACGATCAATCTATTCATCACGAACGAGATCCCGTTTGTACTTCCTGATGGTAAAAGCCTGTACTGGTCTGACATGACCCGTGGAGAACAATTAGCATTTGGCAACCCATTCTTACCTGTGTTAACATTAGAACAAGCAACAGACAAGCAGATCCTCGATTACTTTATCGCGGTCAACTTCTCTGGTGTTCCACAAAGTAACGCACACAAACAAGCAGTCCTTAAAATGAGAGGAGAAATACAATGACCAATAAAACTTATACCGTTATTAAAGACCTGTGTAATGAAGCTATGGGAACACCGTCTACTGTTGGTCAAAGGGTAACAACAGTCGTAGCAATCCCTGCTGGTACAGAGGTGGCTGTTTATTCCGATGATACGTTGTGCGTGACCTCACGCACTCTTCGGGATGTTTACTTAACCACGGGAGGAGGATCAAGAACTTCAAGATTCGGTCAGATTGTTGATCGTACCTTTGTTGTCCGTATTGGCAATGATATGTACGAAGGTAACGATTTATATTCAGCGGAAGAGCTGGGGATTACTGGATGAATCTTTACGCAAAGCTTACTAACCCGAATGCGGGTTGGTCTTATGATGAGAAACGAGCAAAAGAGTTTCTGAAAACTCATGATGAGGAAGAAATTCTCTCTGTGCTTGAAGTTGCTATTGGTCGTAGCAGCACAGCCATAACTCTGAATGAGCATGGAAAACACTGGAACAGTGTCCAGTTTACATTTTTCGTTGAAGGTGAAAATGGTCTTGAAGAGTACGATATCTTCATGAATAAAAACAATCTTCCCCAAATTTATAAAACTTACTGTGATATGGTGATGCTATGAAAGTAACTGCATTTTTAAAACACGATCTGTACCCGTATTACGTTGTTCTTGAGGGCGACCTTCAAGAGAATTTCGATGTAAAAACATCATGCGGTACATATAACCGTGGAAAGGTGATATATGTCAGACCAATTGATGAGTTTGGTAAACACCAAGAGGCTCGCAATACTATTACAAAAGAATATGATCGACTTCACCGTCAATTAAAGATTGACGTGTTGAGGCACAACGGTGTAAACTTCATCAACACAGAAAATTTCTAAGGAGAAAAGATGAAAGTATATCTGGTAGGTGGCGCTGTTCGTGATGGTCTGCTGGGTCGTCCAGTTCATGACCGTGATTACGTGGTTGTGGGTGCAACACACGAAGAGATGATTGAAAAAGGTTTCACCCAGGTTGGCGCTGCTTTCCCGGTGTACTTGCATCCTGAAACTAAAGAAGAATACGCACTGGCCCGTACTGAGCGCAAAACGGGTGAGGGCCATACTGGCTTTGAGACCTTCTTCAGCCCGGATGTAACTCTGGAAGAGGATTTATCGCGTCGTGACCTGACGATCAATGCGATGGCTAAAGACATGGAAACAGGATTTATCATTGATCCGTTCAACGGTATGGATGACCTGTCGAATATGATTCTTCGTCATACTACGTCGGCGTTCATGGATGACCCTCTGCGTATTCTGCGTCTTTTCCGTCTTAAGTCGCAGTTGGGTGAGAGTTGGTCTGTTGACCATAAAACATACACACTTATGTTTAATAATCGTCACCGTCTTGCGGAGATTAGCCCTGAGCGGAAATGGAAAGAAATGGAAAAGGCCTTAAATTCCAAAAACTTCCATAATTACGCCTACCACATGTCGATTATGGGAGAACTTCCAGAACTGGATGCCCTACGTGGAGTAGAGCAGCCACCAGAACATCACCCTGAGGGAGACGCTTTCATTCATACGTTGATGTGTCTGCAACAGGCCGATAAAACCTTTTGCTCTCCTCAGGTGAAATTTGCGGTGCTGTGTCATGACTTTGGAAAGGCGATCACTTTCCGTAAGTACGGTAATCTTCTCGGTCATGAAGAGGCTGGTCTTGACCCTGTGCGGACGCTGTGCAGTCGAATTCGAGTTCCTAACGAATTCAGGGATATTGCACTGTACGTGACAGAGCACCATACTCGTGTGCATTGCATTTTGGGCCGTGGGAATAATAAAGGAATCAAGCCACGTTCCATGATGAAGCTTTTCGAAGCCGCAGGTAACGTGGCTAGTCAGAAGACACAGGATAAGGTGTTTGCCTTAGCAGACGCTTGTTTCTGCGATGCCCGTGGTCGTGGTGCCACCCACGCAGACAAGGAATACCCGCAAGGAAAAATTCTCCTTGATGCTTTCGAGGCGGTTGTAAATACGGACAGCAAGGCGGTATCTTCCGCAATGCTGGAGAAAGGCAAAAGCGGTAAGGAGATCGGTGAGGCGATCCGTGTTGCACGTATCGATGCAATCCGTAATGTTCTTAAGGAGAGATCATGAAACTTGTAAGTCACGAAGACTTTAACCTGTGGTGGATAAGACGCTCTCCAAAGAATACTATAGACGCGAAGGCAGAGTATGCTCGACTTGTGGCGAGATGTGATTACCCGGCTTGGGAATTCCTTAAGTTCTTGGAAAAAGAGGCGAACAATTTTAGGACTGCATATGAAGGGAAAAGGAAATTTCTTGTGTGGAAAAATGGGGAGCTTCCTTTCCGCATAGAGAAGGTGGAAATCTTCGATATAACTGAGTATGGGACTGATCACTCAATCAGTTTTAAAGGGATTTCTTGGGCAACTCTATTTGAGAAAACGCTGCTCAACCATGCATTAGCAAGACTTTTCAACCTGGCAGACAGGCTCACGGAAAAAGATGAAAAACTGCTTGAACTTGAGTCTTTCAAACAGACCAGGGATGAGCTTGGGAATTGGCTGGAGGCGCAGAACAATGTCTAAGGACAAAGAAGAGTACACCTACGAGAAACATCATTTCTTTCTGGACAAACATGCAGGGAAGCAAGTTTGTGCATGGTGCGGTTTAGTAGCCCTGCGTAACAAGGCCACAGACTGGTGTATCGAAAAAGGTTGTAATTATCGCTTGCATCCAAGCTACAAGGGTGCTATGTTTAAATACACAGAGTTCTTCAAAAAAGGATAGGAAAATGAATTATATTGATGGTGTTGTGATCCCCGTGTGGGCATTTATTTTCGATTATGCATTCTTACTTATGTTCGTGTTCAGCCTCCTAGCTGGGCTGGGGATTGGTATCAGTTACCGGGCAGAAGATGATACCATCTGGGACAAGTATGGCCTGCCAGCTTGCCTTGCGGTTATGTGTGGATTATTCCTTCCGGTCATGATCGCGATTGGTGTGCTACTGTTCCCGGTTATTGTGATTGTTGCGGGGGTTGCTATCTTAGCATTGGGGGCATTCCTTCTTGGTAAGTTTTTGAAAGAAAGGAAAGAAAAATGATTTTTGCCATTATTTATATTGTTCTCGGTATCATCACAGCAGGGGCTGTAATTTACCACACCCTTCGTGAACAAGATTTACTGAGGGTCGAAGATATTTTAATTTCCCTGATCTGTGGTGTTTTTTGGTGGTTAGCTATTTTATGTGCCATTTGTGGTTGGGTAGGGAAGCATCTGAATAGTAGGACAGTTGTGTACAGGAGAAAGAAATAATGAAGACACGTATGTATTGCGTAGTAAATCAGTATATTGCAGGTATCCATGCCGGAATTCAGTCCGCTCATGCGATCGCTGAGGTATTCCGTGACTACACCCCTGCCAAGACAAAGGCAGGTAAGTTAGTATTGGAATGGGCTGATGAAGATAAGACTATCATTGTTCTTAATGGCGGTTATCAGTCAAGCCTTCAATCCCTGTGTGAAAAGCTGATCCCTGTTTCAGCTACGTACCCGTGGGCCTCGTTCTGCGAGGAAAAGGATGCTCTTAACGGGGCAATGACGGCAGTTGCTGTTGTACTACCAGAGTATATGTACAATCCACAATACATGGAAGTTGCGGATCTCGTATACCGACCAGGTCAACTGTCAGGTCCACAAATTGCGAATCAGTATCGTGATGAGATGGGAAATGTTATCCACAACTATACCCAAGTGGAGAAAGACTTGATTACCATGATCAAATCTTTCCGACTGAAAGGAGAATAGCATGAATGATGTTCGTGGCGACACACTTAAGATAGGTGACTCTGTTTATATTTATTTCGGGTACAATGAACTAAAACCCGGCATTGTAAAGCAGATCCGTGGTAAGCTGGCTAAGGTGTTGGTTGATGCATACCCTAACCGGAAAGAAGACGAGAGTCGTTACTCTTTGTCTAAGTGGAAACCTGGTATCTGCATGATCAAGGCGGAAGAGCCTACTGGTTATTATCCAGATGAGGTGATCCTTCTGCTCGAAGAGATCCGCCGTCTGCGTGACGAAGCCCCGATGAATAAAGATGGTCTGCCCACAAAGCAACTGTGTCAGGGCCTCCTGAACTTTTGGGATATGAAACGCCCGATGAAACTGGTAACCTCCTAAGGAGAGATGATGGAAAATTTCGAAGTGATGCGATGCCACTCAGGAAGTTTGGCTTATGGCACAAATCTGCCAACTAGCGATGTGGATATCCGGGGTCTGTTCTGCGCCCCTCCTAAATTCATTCGCACCCCGTTCTTTAACATCAAAGAGCAGACACTGGAAGATGAAGAAGATGGGAAGATTTATGAGCTGACAAACTTCATGAAATTGTTTGCAGAGATGAACCCCAACATTATCGAACTGATGTTTGTCGATGATAAGGATATTCTGCAAACCTCTGAAGTTTATGAATATCTTCGCACAATGGCCCCGGCGCTACTGACCAGTAAGGTAGCGTTCTCCTTTTCTGGGTATGCGATGGCTCAGTTGAAGCGTATTCGTGGTCACGATAAATGGATCAGCAACCCGCAGCCTGAGGCAAAGCCTACGCAAAAGGAATTCTTCCGATTAGTTCACAACTATAGTGAGAACGAATTCCTTGCCGGGGCAATTAAACATGATCGTTTCATGGAAGCAATGAACAACCTCAACGATATGTGTATCCTTGTGCCTTATGGGAATGATATCTACGGGGTGATGGAAAACTTCAGCAGCTCAGGGATGTTTAATACCGATGGTTCGATCCGTCGTGTAGACTACCAGCAGTTATCGGATGCTGATAAAAGAAGAAAGCCTGTGTTCATTGTCAAGTACCTAGCAGAAGACCACAAACAGGCGAAAGAGAAGCATCGTAACTATTGGACATGGAAACAGAACCGAAACGAAGTTCGTCATCAGCTCGAAGTTGACTTTGGTTATGATACCAAACACGCGATGCACCTTGTACGCCTGATGCGTATGGCAGAAGAGATTCTTTCTGATGGGAAGGTGCTTGTGAAGCGTCCTGATGCTCAGGAACTTCTCGATATCCGGGCTGGTAAGTGGACTCTTGACGAACTGCTCTCATGGGCTGACGAGAAGGACCATTATATCCGGGAAGATTTGTACAAAAAGACACAGCTTCCTAAAATGGCGGATCTTGACCTGTTTGCCAGGGTTCTCATGACGGCTCAGGATATGTGCTGGAGTAAAATGGTATGATTGAAGCACTGGTAGGAATATTTGGTGTTGCATATTCAATCATCGCCGTGGTATACTCAATCAGGATGGAAAAGGACACAGTCCTTAAGCAAATCTATAAGGCCAAGACGGATCGGGATTGGTCTGAAATTTGTTTTGCCATCGGTTTTGCATGGCCCTTCGGGGCCTTAATCCACTATGTTATGAGGAGAAGAAATGCGACAGCTTGAGTTTATGGGTAGAATGGTAGAACTGATTTCCGAATGGCAATCAGAATATAAAATGCACAGGAATCTCTCCGAAGAGCCTGAGAACTGGCCCGACACCAGAGATCAGGAAGATTGGTTGGAGGATTTCTTTGTTTGGCTACAATGTAAGGGGTATACAGTATGAGCTATGGACCGCTGACCGCAGAGCAGGCTAAGATCCTGCAAGACCGTTATTATGAGCAGCAAGGCATCAAGAAAGTTGTCTGGCCTTCTTCCGGTGATACCGGAACTGTGAAATGCATGCACGACGCTTGTCCTAATTGTGGTGGCACGGGTGTCAGAAAAGATGGCACTGGTTTATGCGTCCACGGGATATCTTGTCCTTGTCCCAAGTGCAGTTTTAAGTGCTGAATCGTCCCTATCTTATATGATAACCCTGTTTTTCATGATAAAATGGATCTATCATTAAGATAGGAGGTCAGTATGTTTCAAAAGATTGTACGTGAACACCCTATCCTTCGAGAGCACTGGCATACTCTGCTGGAAAAGGGTTTTATAGAAAACTCAAAAGGTTGCATCGCTCTCGTAAGGGAGCCTGTGACAGAAGAACGAGTTCTCGTCATAAGGGATGCCAAAAACGGCATCCTTTTTTCTATCAAAGTTGGTCGTCTGGACGTCACTAGGGGTTCAAATACCATAAGACCAACAACTTACACTTTTCGTGTTGGAGACATGGGGAAGCTCGATCCAGAACATCTGGAAGAGGCCTTTGATAGTTATGAAGGGTTCGAAGCCTCTATTCGTGATCTGTACAGGTCACTGGATAGTATTATCAGTGAGCACAAGAAAACACTCGGGGTAAAATACCGAGTAAAAGACTGGTTCAGAAATTCCAATAACCGCTGGTTTTTCCTGGCGGCAGTTCTCTACGGCCTGTTGACGGTATTTCTGACCTTGCACTAAGAGGAGATTCTTATGAGAGATCGTCAGGAGTATTATCGTCAGTATGCCGCCCGTCGTCGTGAGATTGATCGTCAGCGGCGCTCCACACCGGAAGGTAAAGCAGAACAACTTCGTATCCGTCTTGCTCGTATTGAAGCAGAGAAACGTGCTACCCTCCATAGTGAGTGGGATGAGTTTGTCAGAGATGAGGCTGACCACTTGTGTTCTGTTCGCTGTGAAGATACTGGAATAAAGTGGGAACCAGACCACATGCTTCCGCTCAGGGCAACTAAAGTGTCCGGCCTTAACTGTGGTGATAATATCCAGGTGATACCTGCGACCCTCAACAGGAAGAAGAAAAACCGTATGATTTATACCGAAAGGAATGAATGGTTGAAAGATGTATAGAAGAAACCCGGCGAGTGCCGGGTTTTTTTATTGACCTTTGGATAGCTTTTCTATCACGAGATGATCTGAATCGTCAAAGTGCATCAAGTGATCAGCTCGGATATCATGTAGATATGGAAGTCCATCAACGTGGCAAAGAAACCAAGATTCGTTACGAGGATAATATCCATTTACACCGAGGACGGTCTTCTCCAGCACAAGGCAACGTTTACCGTTAAGGATATTATCCTCCGAGAACCCATACAGCAGGCAGATGGAATCAACACAAACCTTATGGTCCGGCTCGTTACGATCAGGCATACCACTATCTTCTAGTTTCAACATTTTTTATCTCCAAAGTTAATTTCGCCATTCAACTTTTGTACACGGTGTGGGAGAATCTCCTCATACCACCAATCTTTCTCGTGAAGACGATAAGACACATAGACCTCAACGGTATCCTCGTCCTTGCGGACAGTCCGGGTAAAGATATCCCGAATCGTTGCCTCGTATTGACCATCGATGAGGACGATTTCATTGAACTTATACTTGAATTGTTCTTCAATTTTGTGGGGCATGGTTGATTTTCTCCGTTAACTATTTAGAATGAGTATACGATATATCTCAATTAAAATCAAGCGTTGACAATGAATTCTTTCTACTATAGTCTTGAGGCTGATAATTTGAAAAGGGAAAACTATGAGTAGGTATGAGAAATACCTGATTGAGAGAGGCTCGTTAAATCGGGCAGCGATGACAGTGGCTATCGATGAGATTTTGTATGGTGGCGATTTTATAATGGAGAGGGGGCGTATGAAAAAATTTTGCATCTATGGCCGGGTAAGCGTTGACAACGGCTGGTATTTGTGCAAATCTGGTGTCGGTGAAGACGAGCTTGCCAAGTGGCTTGCCTATTACCGTAAAACTTGGCGTTATGTTAAGGGGGTTTCTTACGATGAATAAATTTAGGCTAAAATGTCAAGGTGGGCGTTGGTGGGTGCAGGAAAAATTCTTTGGATTCTTGTGGCTAACCATTTGGAATCCCTCTTTGACGAAAGAAAGTGCAATGGCAAAGATTGCAGAGCACGTCCAGGAAAAAGAGGATGAGTGCATTTACTATCCCACACGGGAAGAGATTATCGCTGCAGTCTCTGCTAAAATGTTGCGACCAGGTCCACCACCAGCCCCTCCTTCCAAGCCCTAATGAGGATAAAAACTATGATTTACGATGATTTGGTTTTGATAAAGTCTGCTCTGAAGAAATCTCGGAGCAATGGAATTTACTTCAGAGACCCGAAGTGGTTACAGGGCATTTACATCTACATGTCCAAGGAAGGTAGTTTATATCTTGTTTACAATTTAGACAAAATGTGCCTGCTGGAAGGATTTCGTTATTGTCTAATTCATGAGCATGACCTCCTCCGTCTTGGTGGTGAATCTTTTGAGATCTGGGATGGTGCTTTATGATTGAAATCTGGAAAACCCTAGGATGTGTTTTCATGTCCTTTGTGATGGGAACCGGGCTGGCGCAAACTGCCGAGTCCCATGAGTTTGTCGGGATGTTACTGTTCGGAATGGCCTTTGCCTTCTGGACTAACCTCTCCCTTCTACGTATTTTTGGCGATCATTAGGAGTTAATATGGGAAGCACTTTTACTGTACAATACTGGACAAACGCCTACGAAGGTGAGTATAAATATTATGTATTCTGGCAGGGCGAAAGCTTTGACGAGGCCATTCGGCAGATGGTAAAATGTAAGGACAAAGGCTACGGTTGTGTAAAGATGGAGTGGCGGTGAATGAAGATAGAAAGCAAAAATATGGCTATGGGAACGCAGTCTTTACAGCAGATGGCAAGAGATTACCAATGGTGGGACCCGAGAGGGACCCCCAATGGGAGATCCCTCTCAAACGAGGAGGTTATCTTTCTGAAAGCCATCAAGAGGTACACCAAATGGCCTTTGACGAAAGTAGCCGAAATGATGGGAATTTCATACCACAAGGTTATAAAGGCCGTCCGATTAAAAGACCCTGTGCTGGTTCCTTCAAGAATCCCGGAATACTTTTATGAGGTTACAGGAATGGTGAAGGGTAAAAATGGTCCCGAAGGTACTGCTAAGAACATCAAGGCTGGAAATCAGGCACTCAGTGACGAGGATGTCGCGGTAATAAGGGAACTGCACAAGAGAGGATATGCTGTGGAAGACATCGCCACAGCCTTTAATAAAAGTATCGGCTACACTGGAACACTTATCAGAGGTGATAGTCGGCACTTCTTGGCCGCAGACCCTGAACGGGTGAAAGAAATAATGGTCACCTTTGAAAAACTGCTGGGTGATCGCGTATAGGCGCGAAGCGCCGCGCCGTCCAAATCCAGTACCCCCGCTACGCCGGGGCCTGGATTTTGCCGTCGATCTTTTTGTGAAGGAGTTCTTGTGAAAAATTATTATGTCCTCGATGAGACATGCACGGGCCACCGCCAGCGTATCTTCCAGTTAGTGATGAGAAGTTTCAGCATCGATGCAAATACCAGAGGCACCTGGTGTAGTCTGTTCAAGACTAAAGGTTATAAACGTGCAGTGGAGACCCGTAGAAAAATAAACGGGCATCTTCAAGGTGTTGTAAAAAAGGAATTTCCTGAAGTAAAATCTTGGAAGATTGCAAATCTCCTTGGCAGTCGTAAACTCCATGATGTCAGTATGCGCCGTCGGCAAAAATATCTCCTGGAGGTCGATGATGGAAAATGTTAAGAAGGCATTAGAGCATCTGGAAGCAAAAAGGGGCGGTATCCGGTGGGCGGAGGGTGTTTCTCGTGGGTATCAGGGCGCACTCGAATATGTAGCGAATATTCGTGCAGCGGCAGAGGCTTGTTGGTACATTCAGGACATGGCTGACTGGACAAAGCGGTTCGCTCTGAAGGAAAAGACGAAGGCTATTGTTGGTCATGATCGTATTCTTTTTGGAAAAGAGCCTTGACACCTCATGGATAGTAATATATCCTCAGGGTATCTAATCAAGAGGAGGAGCTATGAATTTCTGGATAATGAGAGCGATCGTCCGCGATCACTTCAATGCGGAAAGAAGCGGTGTTTATGAGAACCTCGGATGTCTGCCTTTTATCCTGAAAGTCGTAGCCATTGTTCTCATCATCGCGGTACTTAATCACTTTGGTCTTTGGGAGTAATGATATGTTTGTCTTAGTATTTACGTTTTTCTTGTTCATTTTGAACACGGTTTGCTGTGGGTTGCAGGGATTAACACTCCTGCTTCGTAAAAAAGAAGATCCGTTTGTTTTCCCTGGCCTCATGATGATTGCCCATGCATTTCTTTCAGCATGGATGTTCAATGTCTGGTTGGAGATGACACCATGAATATCTTTACGGATGCACGGATGGGGACCCCAATAACACCTGAAGAGCGTGAATGGATAAAGCAAGAAATTGCTACCACAGAGGCGCTGTTAACAGATGAAGTTTGGATCGAAAACTATGTAAAGAGTTGCCATGAAGACGGCATGACATCTTTCGACCGCGAACTGGTCATCATGTGCATCCAGGCCGACCTTTATGGTATGAAGAGATGCTTGAAGTACAATTACGTTCTTCTTTGGTGAGGAAAACCAATGAAAGATATTGATAAGATGGGGACAGAAACATGCCCGCACTGTGGGGGAGGATCTGCCAGCACCGTTATTACAGAACGATATACTCTTAGTGTGGATTTCACGGGTTTACCATATGGGCAATCCGATAATAAGATCGTGTCTGGTGGAAAAGGTTTGTTTGCGATAGCTGCGGAAAGGATGTTTCTAAATTAATACCAACTCCGGGAGTTATGGAATGAAGGTAAAGATAAAAGAAAGGATTAAAGAGGATGTTGAGGTGTGGGAGATTCGCCCTGGTGAGGGGTTCCTACACGACAAGTGTTTATTTATCAGAGTAGATTGTCCTTCATGGGGCATGGATCGCCCAGACCCTAAAATTCCAGCATTAAACCTGAACACAGGGGTAATAGAGATGTTTTATTCCACCAAAAAGGTAAGGCCAACTGAAGTTTTTGTGGAGTACACAGTGTGAACACCCTCAACACCTATACAAAAGTATTCCACTTCTGGTGGCAAAATCTTAACCGTTCTGTTTACGGCACAAAAGATGAGGCACTTAAAGGTTGGACAGACTGTATGCTTAAGAAGCACGAAATCAATGACAAGGGGAGTATCCTCCGGGGAACAGATGCTTATTGCCTGGGATGGAATGCCGCTGTCGAGTTTATTCTTGGGGAGAATTACGATGACAAATTATCATGCTTTGAATAAGTGGGTTCTTGCAAATAGAGATGGGCCTTTGTTGGTTATTTACAAAAAGGGTTCAAAAAGCATTAAAGAATGCCTTGAGCTTACCCCGCTGGAAAGTCTACACTTCCATCACGACGGAGAGGACCTCAGGAACAGGATCTGCGGCTACCAGGTTGGTGGCATCGTTGTTGAACCGGGTGCAAATTTTGGCAAACACAACCTTCGTTATGCCATCTCCCGTCTTCGGTCTGAAGATAATGTCTACCTTTTCCTGATGGATGAGGAACATGAGGACATATTGGAAGATATTTTTGAAGAATACTACGAGAGTGCTACAAACAAAGAGATGGTTGAGAGCCTCCGTAGCCAGATCGTAATCTATGACCCGGAGTGCTTCTATGGCCTACAGAACATTTGAGGAATGGAACGCCCGTGGCAGGATCGTCAAAAAGGGCGAGAAAGCTATGGGCCACCTTCTTGACGGGACTGCTCTTTTTGGAAAGGAACAGACCAAAGGGAAAAAGAGTAGAGACTGGGGAGAGGTTGATCTGGGGGATGCACCAGACTCCTGGTACATGGGTGGGCCTGAGGATTATTATTAATGAAACATATCCCGCTGAAGAAGTGCAAACCTATAACCTACTGCAAATTCTGCAAAGCCGTCGGCATCCGCAGGCGCTGCACATTTATGACGAAATACCAACCGCCGTGGGGACTGCGTGACTGGTACAAGCATTACGCCTGTGATGAACACAAACACCTGATTGAAGACCCCGACCCACGGGGCATTATGGAAGCTGCTGCAAAGAACCCTGTCCCACCACAAAAGGTTGCACGGGAGGAGCACTACACAGAAGCTGACTATCAAACCTGGATGAGGTTATAAATGATAAAACATTGCCATAATTGCAGTGCCTGTTGTGAAGTTATCGCCATAGACAACATCACCCACGAAGACTTCCACGAAAAAATCAGGGCCGGAAGAATATCTGCTATCCACGGGGAGATGATGAAACCAATCTCCAGGGATGAGGCCTACAGACGGAACCCTCTTGTTGTTGCAGGTCGTGAGGAAGTTGGTAAAGGAACAAATCACTTCACCAGCTACTTTACCTGCACAAAGCTGAAAGACAACAAGTGCTCAATTTACGAGGATCGTCCGTACATGTGCAGCGGATATCCGTTCTATGACCGAGAGCCTGTGGACACACAATCACATGCTTCTCTGTGCAAGACACAGCTTCGCAGGAAGGACACCCCGTACTCCCCAACATGTACGTATGTCCCAAACCTGATCGCAGTCAAGAATATCTGACCCACACAACAAGGGAGCCTGAAGAGGCTCCTTTTCTTTTATCTAAAGTGGCGCATCAATTTACCTTGACGTGAACGGTCAACCCTGATATAGTCATTATACGCCACATCTCCTGAAGCTGGAGGATACAATCACCACCCCTGCGTGAAAGGTTGTACATCCTGTTAACACACAATCTGAAGGGACTCCCCAACGTGTCGATGCCATAAACATTACGGTGCGAAGCACTTTGCCAAAGGCAAACACCTCCGGTGCTATAAACAACAAAGCCTCCCGGAGGAGGCGCGTCACTTACAGGTGGCTTGCTTAGTTGATCCTGACACCACCATGCTTCTCGTAGATTGCTATGACCTTATCCAGGTCCAACACAGAGACAGTCTCTGTCCAACCGTCTTTCATTTCACGAGCAGAGAGGACACCTGTTTTAAGGGTTTGTTTGCATTCTCTCTCTGCTGCCTTGCAGGACCGGGCTGTTTTAAATCCCCACACTCCAACATTTCTTAGATCCAACACACTTTTACGGCTCAAGTCTTTTAGACGATCAGTCCAATCTTTTGCGATCCCAAGTTTTATTGCCAACACAACATCCATGTCCCAGACGGTATGTATATATGCTTGTCTCTGTGCATGGCCTGCGCAAGAAGGGCAACCTCGTCCCTGTAAATGGTTGTTGGGATTTTGAGAGAAGGTTCCATGTCGCTTGCAAATTATTTCAACCCTCCGGTGCGCACCCCTGTATCTTACTTTTGAATAGTCATACAGGTAATTATGTTTTTTGTTAGCTTCTTCAATAAAAAGACTCTCCTCTTTTCTCTTTGTCCCGCTAGTTTCTTTGCCACAAAGGGGGCAACCCTCCCCACGTAAGTGGCTTGAGACCTGTTGGTTAAAAGAACCATGTTTTCGGCAAATTATCTCAACTTTATGTTTATTATTGACAACCTCCCTCACTGACGAATAGTCATACATGCCACCATGTTTTTGCACAGACTTCTCAATAAATGTTTCTCGTGTGAGGTGTTCTCTAATACCACAAAGGGGGCAACCAGTTCCACGAAGAAAGCTGAACATGCTGGTGCTCTCCCATTCTCCGTGGTCTGGGCATATCAAACGACACCTTGTTTCAACACCCTTGAAGTGCTCGGCCCACCCTGAAAAAATATACTTTTTCTTCTCTGCAAGCCTGCGGATACGAACCCTGTATTGCCCCTCTGACCACTGAGGTTTTAGAGAGCAACCACAAGGCAATACTCCTCTTGCCAGATTCCCCTTTGTGGATGTAAAAACCCCATCCCCACAAAGCTCTCTGTCTTTTCCGCACTCCGAACAGTGGACAACATAACATTTCACCCCACCCTTCTGTTTTCCCGCCATTCCAACAACAGCCAGAACACCGCCGCCAGGTGTTTTAAATGTCGGTCTTGTAAGGCTCCATTTATCCTGCTCTAATTCTTCTGCACACGTCACACCAAAATCTGTGTAGTTCAAAATCTGCTCCTTATAAATTTGGTACCCCACAATTGTAAACTGACTGACCTCTGGAGGCAAGCCCTTTCCTTACCCAAAAGATGCCCCTGTTTTCCCCGTACAACCACCCCCTCCCCCGTGGGGAAATCAAAATAGACCCCCTGCCGAAAATATCACTTGCCGAAAAATATCATGGCTTGGTCCTTGGGTAAAAATATTGTGTTCGCACCATCTGCGTGTTTTGGAGCATTCTCACCATCTGCGGTGTTAGACGGACAGCTCCAGGCGTCAACTATTTTTACGGATCTTTACAAAATATCATAGGCAAGGTCGATCCGGTCCCCGGTCCCTCGGGGCCTCTTCAGGCACGATAGTTACTTGCCGAAACTAATAATAATTGGGTGTGACAGATAGCAAGCATATGGTTTGCCAGCTTAGAGCACGATTTGTCATTGACAAGCTTATATTTATATGAATTACGCAATTTAACATAAAACACGTTATACGCACTGACCAACAACACATAGCAAGCTAATAATGCCCCAATGTTACCAGTGTGACGCATAGGCCAGCCACTTCAGGTCATTACATGGTGTGACTGTTACTGTGGTGATAGTTTAATGTGTGATTATTCATGTTTTAGGGTTGTTTTGTGAATGGGACGACGAATGAGAATCATTATTATTTCGATTTCGAATTCAATTTCGAAATGAGAATCATTCCGCAAATATAAATATTTTGTAAATTTATAAATAAAAGCTTGACAAGGAGAGAGAATCGTGTTTAACACACAGCTCTACTTTGAGCATTTCCGCAATGATAACTATTCTCACATAAGCCCGTTACGGACCGGATATCCGGCAATGCTAAAGCATTGAAATAGTTGCCTATTGTAACTATTTTCTTTATTGCGTAGCAAGGTATTGATAGGAATTTTCGATAATAAAAACACTTGACACTTCAGATAAAATCATGCTCAAAAACAGGCCTTTCCATAGGCCATAGGCCAACATTAGTAAGGGATTTATTGCTATTTGTCAACCATTAAATTTCATTTAATCACATAATAATAACGGGGTGTTACCATCACCAGCGACACAATAACACGAGGGCGATCAACGATAGTTGATCGGTGTTATCGTGGCGATGTGATAAAGTTCCATTACTAATCATTACAGATGTAATGATAATACACTGTAATAATTTCGTCCTTGATCGTAGCGTCTACGAGCCACGATAACGCGAACGAGAATGCGATTTGTTCGCATTTGAGTTACCCTCGTGTTATTGTGTCGCTCGCTACGCTCGCGCCACTCCCCACGATTACGCGAACGATTTTTATTTGACAAGATTTTATTTTTATGCTCAATAAAACCAGTTCACACAATAGGTTAGATGATAAAAGTTATCATTTGATAGTGATTCTCACGCTATGCATACATAATGCGTAAAAATGCATATTTTATTCAGTTAATAACATGCGTTATTAATTGTGGGGGTTGTTAGGTAGGGCCATACCCTTTTAAGCGCAATATGCGCCATTCTGAGGGACTTTATCCCTTGCCGTGGCTAGTGGGTTGCCGCCTGGAGATCTCGATTATGCAGGTTTTAGTCACCTATCGCTTTTTGATTATTGATTGATAAAACCTAACATATAAAAACACAAAAGCCGGGAGTTGCCCGGCATTATTTTTGGGGAGTAGTGGAGCCTTACAGCGCGATAGCCAGCAGGCCAGCGATCAAGAAAGGGAGATCATAACGGTCTAAACGATTAAAGCGATTAAGTTTAATCAGGGTGTAAAACGTTAACTGTAAAACGTCGATCATGGTGTTAAAACCTTGCGCCATTGTCTCAGTCGTTACCAGGCAAGCCAGCCAGTTAAAACACGTATTAGACACTAAAGCAATAAGGCAAGCCAGCAGGGTAGCGCGTAAAATGCTTGTTTTGCTTATCGTGTAAATCATGTTTGTCATGTGTGTTACTCGTTTAATGAAGGAGGTAAAATAATAACACACGAAAAAGGGCGCTGCAATAGCGCCCCGGTGTTTAAGCTAATTCAATCTCAAATAAAACGCCCATATAGCGATCATCACCTGAAAGCTTAGTAACAATTTTCACACATTCTTCAAAGGTCCAAGCAGTTGTAGACCCCTGGCGAACATAAGACACATAGCCGGTTTTTGAAGTGCTTTTGATATTGTAGCGGATATTTGACATTTTATTTACCTTCGGTTTTGCGGGTTGATTATCTTCCCGCCCTGAAATAAATAATAGTCGAAAACATCTGGCTAGGCAAGCGTTTTGCCTTTTCTTTACAGCCTCATTCACTGATTAGTTTAAATTCCGCCTCAGGGTGATAAAGGTCGGCCATATAGCGCTTTTTGTAATAGAAAGATACTTCCACAATGTGAGGCGCTTCGATTTCTATTTGTGTGATGGTAACATAACCGGGCGTAAATCCTGGGGCGATGTCCGGTAATTCGATAATCATTCCGCCTTTTAAATCTTTTGCTTTTACAGTTTGCATTTTGATCACCTTAAGTAATAGCGGGGCGGCTAGCGTCCAGGCTTGATTATTTGTTAAGCTCTTTATATTCAGCGATCCAGCGGGTAAAAATCTTATGTTGCTTTTCTGCCGCCGCTTTTGTTTTGTGTGAGATGGCGGTGATATACCAACAATCCGCAAGGCACCAACCGGAAGAATGAAAAATCCAAGGATAATTTGAATCCGCCGCTTTAAGTTTCACGATCTTCTCTTCTGGTTCGCTATGTGTGAAGGCCTCGATCTCGTTTGCTGTATACTGGCGATCCTGTCGCTTGATTCGATTTCCAAAATGATCGGAAGTGTAGTTGTGTGATTCCAGATGATTATCCAGCATTTTAAAGAATTCTGATTTAGTCATTGTTTTTTACCTCTTTTGATTGTTGGTGATAACTTATCAAAAGGCGTTCATCTAAACGCCTTTTAATCTGTTAACTCATTGATAAGCCGCGTCTTTTGTGATATCGATCCAGTAAGTTAAATCAATAACGCCTTTCTCTTTAATCTTTTGCATGAGGCGATCAGCGCGATCAGAGCTATTGATATAATAATCAAAATCTTGGCCTGTTTCCTCATCTTCTAACGTTTCAATGTGACCGATAATCACGCGATCAAGAGCATAAGTTTTGTTGGTGTACCAGTTAGTAAGATGGATTTCACATTTGTAATCGTCGCTCGGGCCGTCCAAGGTAACGACGTCGATTAAATCGCCTTTGAAAACTGAAAGCGACCACATAGGATCATGATCTACTACGCCGCCAAAATCTTTACCTTTAACAGTAGAATTCAGATTGATGATAGCCATTTTCGTTTACCCCGTTAAGTTGTTTTCGTTTGTTTGCCCTACGTGATAAATATTAATATAAGCGGTGATCGCTGTCAATACCCAAAAAGTGTAAAGAATTGTAAAGAAAACAGTCTGTTATCCATTACCACACAATCAAGAGCCTGTCAAATTTATTTTCATTTACTGTATAAATGCACATGCCTTTTAAACGCTCTAAAACGCGTTCTAAGCGGTTTTGAGTCCAGGCAGTACCCTAGCCCATAAAAATATAGATCTCACTAATAAGAGTAATTCTCATTTGGAAATGAATGTTGGCACGGTTATTGATGCGACTTATTCTCATTTGCGGAGTATCGGCCAGGTCCGGTCGCCCTCCCTGAATAGCAGGCAGGGACGGTGACTTTCCTCCGGTGTCCATCGTTGCCGCTTCAAAAACAGAATAACAAAAACCAGGACCGAAAACAAGCCCTGGAATTGTAAAGATTTTGCCTATGATACCAGGCCGGATCGCTTCGCCTTTGCAATGTCGGAATATAATTTCCTGAAGTATGCCGGGCCTCGCTCGTTTACTCTCACATATTCATCACGCGCCGCCACCTGGTGACCGTCGGGTAATAACCCATGATAACCACTGTTAACAATGGCGATCCGCTTTTTGTTGCAGTCATAGTAAACATATGATCCATCGACCAGATAAATTGTGCAATTCTGCCGGATGTAGGGTATCAAGTACGCCTCGCCCTGGTGCCGGATTTTGTAAAGCGCCATTTGTCCATTGTAGATCCGGCGGACGTGATACGGGTCATTGATTGCCCGGTGTATGTTTTCCTTCCAGGCCTGGCGAGCGTTGCCAACATTACGGATCAGCGCTTCCACCTCGGGGATCACGACGTTAGCACGGGCGGCGGCTTTTGCCTGGTCTGATAATTCATCGTAATAAAACATTCGCACACTAATCATTTTTTAATCCCCATGAAAGGAAAGCAAGCCAGATCGGCGGGGCGCAAGTGATCTACACGTCGCCAGCCTTTTGGCGTTTCAACTAAAACGCGGTTTTCAATCCAGCGATAGATTTTACCAGATCGCATATTGAGAAAACGTATCATTGTATTTACCCGTAAAAGTTGCCCCGGCGATCCGGGGCCTGGTGTACATTATGCCACAATGGCGGGACGGTTAACAACGGTCGTTTTAACGTCCTGATAGGTATCATGTTTTTTAACGGTGGCTTTAAACTTAACAACCGCGCCAACCGGGCCTAACTCTTTTGATCCGATGTATGTTACCAGGTCATCACCCTGGCGGACTTTGATAATGTAGTATGATGATTGATTCCATTCATCAATTTTGAGATAAGAGAAAACGATCTCACCCTCAAAAACCAGGCGATCGCCAATATTGCCGATCCAATTGCTTTTTAAATCTTCGGCTCTACGTTCGGCGCGTTTTTGGTCACGGGCTGCAATGTAACCATGATCAAGAGCATAACCCAAACATGCCGCGCTTAAGGCTTCCATTACCGGGCCGTTGTCTGGCTTGTTTGCCATATCAGCAAAAAATAAAACATAGGATTCTTTAACATCGGCAAACGTTTTGCCGCAATGCTTACCAAATGGAAAACGCCCCGCTTCGATTTCTTCGATCCGGGTTGTATCGACAATGGACAATTTACCGCGACGTTGCCCCAACTCAAAATCCGCGTAGCCTGCAAAAACTTGCTCAAAATTTTCTGTATTGGCGATCCGGGCGGTTACTCGATCAAAATATTCCTTTGCTTTATTTTCTGCTTTCTGGGGATCGGTTGAAAGATTGCAAATGTAAGAATCCGCAAAAACGCCACCGCCAAAGTTACGGCGGCGCAATGTATACATTGCATTCAGCTTGCCGGAGTCGATGTAATAGGTAACGGTGATTTTAGTAGTCATTCTGTTTTACCTCGATTTGTGGGCCGTCGCATCATTGCCGCCCTACGCATTAAATATAACAGAATAGCCGCCTAGTGCCAGCGTCTTTACAAATCCTTACGTTATTCAATGATATGCATAAATAAGCGCTCTTATTCACTTAATTTCAGCATGAAACTAAATTTAAGCCATTTTGAGCGTTTCACCGATCCGGGATACCCTCTAAAACGCTCTCAAATCGATTCTACGGGCCTCTTTTAATTTTGCGTACCCTACACCATTTTAACGCTGAAGTCTCTAAATTCACTTTTTTGCATAACGCAAAAATGAAAAATAACCGGGGAAAGTATTGTAATCTTCCCCGGATTATGTTAGCGCTTTATCTTGCTATAAAGGACGTATTCCCTTTCCTGTAGTTGAGAATCTTTCTCATCCAGCAGGTTGCGGATCGCCATGAAATGATCCCCGGCTTTTACTTGCGCTTTTGTTGCCTGGCTTGCCGTTTCATTCAGGACGCGGATCGCCGTCTCGATCGCGTGGCGTTGTTCTCTCACCGTTGCATATTCAAAGGCGATTAATTCAGGCGTTTCATGTTTGATCTCGATAGTTGACATTTTAAACACTCCAGCATTTAGCATAAACCATCATATTTTTAATATATCCGCGATATCCACCGGCGCGTTTTGCTTTTGCGTTGCGATACCAGGCGACAATTACAGATCCGCCGTTTGTAACTCCACCAAAGATCCCGCGATCGCCACCTTCGCCAGCTTCTACCCATTGACCACGCTGTAAGGTTTTCGGGTCTACATTATCGGCCCAAATGTTAACAGTTTTTTGATATTTAGCCATTTTCTTTACCTCAATTAGTTAGCACGAAAAACATCGTTAACAATAGCAGTTGTAAACATCCAGACCAGATCCGGGGTAGTTATCGGCAGGCTGTCCGCCTGTTTTATTGTTACTCCGCTTCTTTCAAGAGTGTAGGCGATAAAATGGCGGTTTTCAAGTTTTCCGCTATGGGATTGAATAGATTTTTCAGTACGGATCAGGACGGTTAAACGGTCCGCTTGTTCGCTGTCATTCTCATGGCAAAACACTAACATGGTTTTTTCGCCCTGGCGATTAAAGTCACAATTAACATTATCGTTAACATTTTCCAGAAAGAAAAATTTATTTGCCTTTTCCATACTATTTTACCTTTTTTGTAGTGGGCCGATCTTGCCCGGTCCAAGTAATATAACCTAACCGGGCCGAGGGATCAATGATTATTTTCTTTTTCGGCGTACATCTGGATCAAGCTGGCTGCGTCGATATTGTCAACAAAAAACGAGGATACCGCCACCGCCGGATCGCCGTCTACTGGTTCACCGTCCGGCATCGGTTCGACTTCTGGCGACGGTATGCACGCCGGATTAATCCAGCGCCCCTGGCGCTGATAGTCAACGGCGACGATCTCGCAAGTCAATTGATCATCATAGCTTTCCACTACATAATCGTCACACTGTTTTAAGGCCAGCGCACTATAAAAACACATACCCGCGAATACTTCAAACATGTTAACCGCCTTACTTTTTGAGTGTAAGAATGGGGCGCTTGTCACCCTCTTTGACGCCAGGATCTAACGTATCGCAGATCCCAACTTGCTCACCCTTTTTCAAAGTGTAGCTGTTTTCGTACACCTCGCAAGCTTGTTCGTCATCAAAAACTTTCTTTACAGTCCAATCACATTGTAATGACATTGAACTAACCGAGATATGGCAAGCTAATAAAATAAATCCGAACATCACGCCACCTTAAGCGGGGTATTACGCCCCGGTTTGATTATTTGTTGATCTGATTTGTCTGATTATAGATCCCATATTGAAAACGGGACACTGTAACAGATTGAGGGAGTAAGCAACGAACACGATCCGCGCGGTTGTCATATTTTTTGATATGTGCCGGGGTATTGTTGCGGGTAAACTTAACACGCAAACGTAATTTATTTGGATCGCGGTCATCGATTCCGGTTACCACACCAAAAGCGATTTGACCATAGTTATGATACACCATTTTACCCAGGAATTTTGATTCTAGCGCGGCGATGTTAGATTTTACGTTTTGCATGTTGTTTACCTTTTTCAGTGTGGCGGTGAATTCCGCCACTGATTAAAGGATAGCATAACGCCGCCAGGATGCAACAAATATTTTTAAGAATTGTTGAGAACTGTTCTCATATGCAGTGATGTGCATAGAAAATCGCTGTTATGCAATTAGTTTCAACCGGTAACTAAATTTGTGGCGTTTTTAGCGGGGCGCGGATATCGGATACCATCTAAAACGCCCTCAAATCGATTCTAAGCGCTTCAATGTGTAACCCTGGTAAGTGCATTGCTACGCTGAGATCTCGCCATATTCACTATTTTGCATAAAAAAGCCGGGGAGTTATCCCCGGCCTGGTTATTCACCTGCTACGGCGTATCGCTGCAAATTACGCTTACGATCGGCAAGGCGTTTATTTAACTTCGGGTCATACTGGTCCGGCGACCATTGAACCGCGATCCGTTCCGGCTTATGCCTTTTGTTGTTACGCTCGCGCCTCTCGTTAGTCTCACCAAAAGCAAGGCGATCGCGCTGGCTTGTCATCTTCTCAAAGTTGCGGCTTTTTGCTGTCATGTTTTGATCCTCTGTGGTTGTATGTTTCCGCTCGCCATTCTGCGATCTGTTTTTTGCGATACTCGATCAGCTCTTCGATGTAGTCGAAAGGTCCCTCTTTATGTACCAGTACTACGCCGCCCCGGTGTTTAATCTCACAAATCAGGCCGCTACCCTCCAGATCATTCAACGGCCCGGATCGCCTGGTGTGGTACTCCTCCCCCTGGAAGCGATATTCTATATAGTGGAACATTGTTTTAACCCTGTACCAGTAGTAAAACCATTTTATAACACGCCAGATCCTGACGTGAATTTTTGCATAATAACAAAATATGAGGAGAATCAACAATTCTTTCATATTACGCGGCGCTGTTTTTAAATGGTTTATCATGCCCGCCAAAATGTAGATCGATATAGTGACCAACATCAAAATAATCTGTCATTATATCACTATTGTTATAATTATCTGTATTTAATGCCTCGATTATTTCGCCAACAGCCTTTTTGAATTCAGGAGTTTTGCAATATCTTTCATAGTGGTATGTATTTAAATCCTTGTGCCCGTTTTCCCGTTCCCAATCTGTTAAATCTAAAACATCATTCAAATTGAACGGCGCGGATCGAACGGTACAACGGATCGTAGAATAGTGAATTACTTTAAACGTAACTTTCCAACCTTTTGGCAATACAGCCTTCACCGCTTCAACAATTTTCGCTTTCTTCTCTTTATTCATGTAAGCCATGATAAACCGCCTTTTGGTTGCTTGTCTGGTATATGCGCCACCTTATCAGGAGGCGGCGCGGTTGTCAATTAAAGAATTTCGGTAACCTCTGAATATTTGATCGTGAATGTGCTGTTTTGGTGACCTGGTGCCACCCCAGCAAGGCGACCGTAAAAAGATACACGATTTTTAACGCCTTCAAAAATCCACGTTCTGCCACCGATACGCAAGCGGGAACCGATAGCCAGCGCTTTGATCTGTTTTGGTGTGGGGTTTTGATTATCCTCTACAACGTGCCAGCCTGCCGCCGTTAAATCACCAGGACGGCGACCGCGCCACTCCTGGTTGATCAAGGTAAAATGCCATAAGCGCCCCAAATAATAATAAAACTGTTTTCTTACAGCTACATATTCACCGTGATAGCCTTCTTTCGCCCATATATCCATCTTTTTATTGTATTCAACCTCGCCACAAAAGATCCCAAAATGGCTAACCTGGTTGAATGTGCGCTGGGAAAGCATGTTAGCAGTGAGTTGTTTAGTATTCAGGGCCATGACAGTTTACCTCGTTTTTGTGTAGCGGGGCCTATCCCCGCCTTATTGAGAATTATCGGCCTTTCGGCCTAGCTTGTCAAATGATACGTTCGAATTTATCAAATCTTTTTGCGGATCTGCCGTGAACGTCGATCACGACGTTGGCGCGTTTACCGTCGCACAATCCGCAATCTAAACAGCTTATATTGTGAGTTGTATTAACGCAAGTGATCTCACCTTCCAAGCGGCGCATGTTGGGAGTTTTCACGCGGAAAGTTTTATAACCCTTACTCCATGCTGTGATCGCTTGTTTCTCCGTATCGGCTGAGATCTGGCAAATGGTAGCGATACGATGATCAAAATTCTTATGGTGGATCTGGTGAGTGTACCCAGTGTTACCTTGCGTATGGTTGATCATGTTTTGCCATACCTCAAAAGGGACAGCCGCCGGATCACCGTAGGACCCCAAACGAATATGACGACCCGCAAAATGTACCAGATCGCGAGAATCAAGATCTTTATAGTTGCCTTTTTTGTAAGACTTCCAGACTGACAGTGGGGCCTGGTGTAGCGTCACATAACAAGCGCCGTTTAAGCTGGTACGATGGGGACACATACCGCAAACGGAGGAATCAAGTTTTTTCGCGCTTGCTTCCAGTGGGCTAACATCTTCTCGCATGATCCAGGTTTGAACCATGTCGCCTGTTTTATCGTTAGCGGTTGACATTGTAGCAATGACCACGATCGGGGCCTTATCCAGAACTGACGGGCCTTTATATAATACATAACCCTTTTTTGCTGTGGATTTTTTACCCGGTACACTATGCACGATCTCGGATTCTGAGTTGACAACCAGACCATTATTAAGTTTAAACGTAGACATTGCTTTTTACCTCGATTTATCGCGGCCCTTGCCGCCTGAGAAAACACTTTATCAAAGGCGCTAACTGAAAGCAAGCGCCCAGGATAAAATATTTTATTTAGCTAGGGATAAGGTTTTGCCGTGGTTGATCCCAGGGATAACCCATTGCCCGGCGCCATCTTTAACAGGTTGACGTAAACGCGCCGCCGTGGTTACCTTGCTGTTAACATTACGGGCAAAAGCGCGGGCCTGGTCACGGGTAGTAAAAGAAATATTTTTCATGTTGTAACCTCGATTTGTGTAGTTTTTTGTTTTGATTGTCAGGTCCGGGGATTGTAACCCCGGACACTAGCCAGTGTCAATTAAATATTTATTCTTCTTCTTCTTCGGGATCTCCATATGCACTAGGGATCGGAGTCTGGCAATTACCACATGGGAAATCCGCACCTTCCCAGAAAATACCCACATCGGCTGGCATCCATGCCAGATCACTCTCATCTCTTAATTCTTCCAATAGGCGGGTAAAATTTTCATGCGTACACTTTGAGCAAAGGCAACCACCATCACGCATAATTAAAATTTTCGGATACCCACCGAACTCATACGGGTGGCGGATATAATTTTTTACAGTGTCGATCAATTGTTTGTTAGCGGAAATTTTCATTCTATTTTACCTTTTAAGTGTGGGCGACGCGGCGACCTGATGAGATGGATAGTAAGCGCTTTACTAATTGCCGTCAATCCCCCAGATGAAAATAAATTAAAAATATTTTTGTTCGTGTGGGCTTGCGCCCCGGCCTGGTTAGTGTACTATATAAGGACACCCACAAATAAAGGTAAACGAAATGGAAAACGCAAAAGTGATAACGAGTGAAACAATGGTTACCCTTTCCACCTGGGAGACGGAAAGCGCAGCGCCCCAGGTTAGGATCGTGCCTTTACCCTTCGCGTTGAAAATGTATAATGCAGGATTTCCCAGGGTGAGAATTGTTGCGGAAAATGGAGAAGTGATCGCGGACTCCTGGGAGTAAAAATATTTTATCGCGGGGCTTGCAAACGGACCCGGCCTGGGTTATATTTATCAGACAGGAGAAGAGACGCCACCCCACGGCGGAAAGGCGGGGCTAACATACCAGGGCGCTGGTTGGAAGGTGAATCGCCGGTAGCTCGCCTTAAGCCTATTTGTAAAGAATTGTAAAGACGCTTGCAACCGGGGACCGGGTATACTATATTATATACATAGCGGGAACATTGAAACCGGAGTACAAAACACCGGGGGTGCCCGTCATTCAGCAAATGAGAATGATTATCATTCAACAAAAAATTTAAATATTGACTTCTGATTTTTCATGTGAGATACTGAGCGATACCCCTAAAAAATTTTTTCGCGTAAGAAAACAAATACGATCTGGAAATTGAGATCTCGATCGAGAACCGGGCCGAAAAATTTTTTCTAGAGAAAAAACAATTACGATCTCGATTTTGAAAAACCGATCGAGAACCAGGTTGATATAGAGAAAAATTTTTTGATAGTGAGAGCAAATACGTTTTTGAAAACGAAAAGTCGATCGAGAACCCAGAGTTTTCTACCTGAAAATTTGAGATATCTTTTTCGCCTATTTGAGATAAATGTCCAATCTTGATGCCAAGATACCTATAGCAATCATACACTTGTGCATCATTTTTCGACATAGCTTCCACAAAGGTTTGAGATAATCTACTCCCAAAACTCTTTATTTAAAAATTTGCAGGGAAGATGAAATCCGTTTCAAAAACGATTTTGAAAACCATTTCGAATTTTAAAATATCTTTGGGATATTAAATATCGTACAAATATCCCACAGTTTTGAATCTTATCTTGGATTGAAAATATCCTTCCATTTAATAATATCATAGGTTGTGCCTGTAGAAATTTCATACATTTGAACCTCATCTGGAGTCGGATTACAAATGTCAATGAAAAATGTGCTCAATACAGAAATCAGGAACCGTTCTGTCTTTCCTGGGACTGTGTAAACAATACGCATATCACCGGGAATAGGAGAAAGGACCAAGGAAGTAGGGCCATTCATAAGTGTAACGGTATTATCAGCAATCTTGATACGACCATCGACACCATACACCAAATCATGAGCAGAAGAATAATGTGCAAGCACCTCTACTACCGGGTTACCGACAAGGTTGACGAGGTAATCAAGATACAGGTCTCGCCATCCACGATTCTGCATCATGTACCGTATATGGGAGCCTCCATCAAACATCTCTCCCAGTTGCTCTGCGATCCAGGCAACACCATTTGCAATGTCTTCTCTGTTCCAGGTATTGTCGATATCTAAGATATCCTTGCTGAACTTGTTCATGCGCCGCATGGCATTGAGTACATACTCACCTCTTTCAACAAAGGCACGTTCAGTGTCCTTGGCATAATCGAGAAGCCCTTCAACCTCTGAACCTGTAGCGTATTGCTTAAGGTCATCAAGCACACTTTCCACGCTGGCCTTGGCCTGATTGAAAGTCATCTCATCAGTCTCGTCAGTAGAGAATTCTACACCACCAAGGGCATATACTGCATCAAGGTAAAGCCTTTCAAGGTCGCTGCGCACGTTAGGAAAATCATAACTAACCTTGTTATGGGGGATAAGTTCGAGAGTGTTTAAAATAGTGGTCATTGTATATCGTCCTGTAATCAATCCTGAGGCGTTTTATGCAAAGGCAGTACGTTTGCCTACCTTGTATACTAAAAACCCCGCCACGGCGTTTCTACGCATCATACGGGGTATCATAGCATCTGTTTTTCAGTCACGTTTCATTTGGTAGCGCATATACGCCATATTCATCTTGTGTTTTACGTCGTAAGTAACCGGAAGATTACCAAATACAAAGTAGCAGACATCATACAGGATCTCCCAGAACTTGAAAACCAAATATTTAGATCGTTTTTCTAAGCTCATCATCTCACCTCCACAGGTTCAATAAAATAGTTCTGACCTTGTTTTGTTTGACAAAATGAACCAACGTACCAGACACCGGAACCACCATGATGGGTGCTACGGAGGATATCATATCCGCGAAGCTTTTCCGCTTTTTGGACATTTTCTGGTGCATCGACTATCTTCATCAGCAAATCAAAACCAGACATCGACATCAGGAACTTGTTCCCACCTTGATCGACCATTTCGATATTAGCAGCAGAACGACCACGACTGAATCCAGTGTACTGAAGTTTCAGCTCGCGAATTTCATGACGATCGGAAACATCCACCTTATCTTCCATCTTCCAGTCATGGGCATACCCGGTATACCAAGCATTACTGCCTTTGAGGTATAGTGCGGGATATCCACGCTTTCCTAACTTAGCCATATCTCACCTCCTGCGGGGCGGCTGCGAGCATGGCGGCGCGGCAGGATTCATACTTCGCCATCACGACCAAAACGCCATGATTCCATGCATGCTCATCAATTGAGTCGCACGTTTTACATTCTTCAATTGCCGCTTCGAATATCGACACATCATCCGGCACTACCGGAGAGTTGCCAGCCTCATAAGCTACGCGCATCCAGTGATAAAAAGCTTCTGCGGTAACACAGCCGCAATCTACTTCAATAACCCCATCTTGTTGCGATAACCATTCTTCGAATTTCATGGCTTACCCTCGTTCTTTTCAATACCAAGGATCATGCCCTGGAGTTGCTGTTTCATTGGAATCAGGATTGGCATATCATCAATCCAGACATCTGGTGTCCAGCCGTTTTCTGCACACACTTGGGCCTTTTGTACACCACTACAGTAAATTACCTTGATATCCATCTCTTTAGCCCAGAATTCAATATCCGCATTATCATCAGTTGGATATCGAAAGGTAACGAAACGAACATCAAAATCACCTTCGATGATCATCAGGTCAACAATGTGTTGCCACATGGTTGGATTTAACGTGAAAGTATCATCAAAGTCAAGTGCTATCCGCCTACGATCAAATAGTTTCATTTGCACCTTTTTTACTCTCTTGTTCTTCAAAGAAGAGTTGATCTGCCAGATTATTCAGGTGGTTTGCCACCTGACGGGCCTGAGTACGAGTGAGACGGATGCCTGCATTGTCACGATCATCGTTGGTCTTATCCGTCATCCAGAGTTGGATCAGAACCATTCCTGGATTACAGCAAGATTCCATAACTTCTGCTCGACCACGGTAAAATTCAGTATCCTCTTCAACCTCTAAGTATTTTTCCATTATTGCTTATCCTCCGCCTTAGATTTCTCTGCCTTTTCTTTTTTCGTAGTGGCATCAAGCTCATCAGTATATTTCTTGATTTGAGCATCAAGATACTTAATGGTGCTATCAGCCAGTTGTTGTGTACGTGGTGACTCAACCACATTCTGACCTACATACGCCGCAAGCATTTTATATGCTGTTTCTTTCTGTGGCATAAAGTTAGCGTACAGGATACCTAGGAAACATACAACCATGCCAAAGACTGCGATCTTACGTGGACCTTTGGTAACATCCTTTACCACAACAGGTGTTGTTGATTGGCTCTCCTTCCGGGTTACTTTATAAATTGTGGACTGCTTAATATAGTTGCTGGAGAGCTTTCCATCAGGCAAGCGAACTCGAAGTGTATTATCACTGTTCCATACCGTAACGATCTCAATCGTATCCCCGGCCTTATATCCACTCCAGTCTTGGTTAAGAACCAGATTTTCACCTTCGAAGAACTGATACCCTAAGGCTGTACCATTCTTCTCAAGATCTTCATAAATCTTCTGACCGAAATAGCAGGCGGCGTATGCGAGAGCAGAGATAAACATCAGAGCAACCCAACCACCATAATTACCGTCTGTAGTAAGAACATCAATCACATAAATCAGAAAAGGCCATGAACCCATTTTGTAATCTCCTCTTAAGATAACTTTAGTTAAGTGTTAAATTTCCAACAGTTTCGATGAAGCCGAAGGGCATGGAAAATACCTTCACCATATAAATCTTGTCCTTACCATCTTCATAGTAAGGCACAACTACAACATCATCAGCTCCCAGAGGAAGCATAGTCATAATCATACCAGAATCTACAACGTATTCAAGCACAGCTTCTTTGGTGGCAGGAATTTCTTTCTCTGTTTGTTTGCTTTCCAACAGGCCACCACGGTGTTGACGAATACGGATTGTTTTCATTTATTTTCTCTCCAGCGTTGCGGGTTTTTCTTCATTGAATGCTTGGCGGATGCCCATATCGTATCCAACACGGAGAATCTCTCTTTCGATCAGGAACTCTATATCGTGTTTTAACTTATCATATACCGCATCAGGAAGTCTTTCAACAACCCAGCTTGCACCTTGAGAGAGAGTAAGTTTTGCCATTTTCTTGTCGGCTCGCGCCGCCCCCAGTTAATCGTCGCATTTAGAAGCTCCTGTCGCCCGTGGCTCCGAACACATTGCACTTCCACACACATCTAACACCCGTAAACGGGTTAGCTCATAGCTAATCCACTTGTGGATGACTGAAGTGACTCATCACTTCCTCTTGAAACTAACTATACACTAACTAAACCATAGATCAAGATCTTTTTATAAAGATCTATGTTTTAGGTTTTAAGATCTTATGTGTATTATTTTATATATGTATTCATGTGCAAAATTTGCATGACACGAGACGCAAAATTTGCATCACAACACGGTATACTCATACGTACTCATCCCTCTGCGTTCTGTCGATAGATACCCTAGTGCCACGAGGTTTTTTATGGATGTGCTGATTGACCTTTCAGACACACCCGTAGCTTCACTAATCGTTTTATAACTAGCAAAGTATTTCTTCCCTTTTGTCTCTAAGTATCCTGCCTTGTACTTTATGTGGAGCAGGACACGAAGATCTGTGCATGACAGGTTCTTATCATGCAGCTCTTTTTCGTCACAAGCTACCCACTTCTCACTCTTTTTTGGCATCCAAGTATTTCTCCAAATGAGTGAGTACAACCTCTTGGGCATACTCTTGAGATGCATCATTGTGGTGAAGAACAGCCAGATCACATCCAAGTTTGTGCAAACTTCTCTCGAATGGAGACAAGTGTGTCATCATAACTTCGACCAGACTAAGCTCTTCTTCTGTGATGTGGAGGGGATCATCCGTGAAATCCCTGGAGATGAGAATCTCCCTCTCACCACCTTCTCCGGCACCATATACCTCGACAATCTTCCTGTTACAGAAAATGTCATACCTATAGCCAGTCAGATCATGACCATCTTGTACTTCAAAGTTCACAATGAGACAACAACCAAGCCCCATCAAGTAAACCTCAAAATCTAAATTGTGGACAATTTGCATACTCACCTCGTAATTCCGTGATTTTCATGGAAATTATACTCTTTGTTAGCAATTTTTCTAGCCGTTATGGCATCCTCTAGGAGATCAAACCTCCCTAAGAATTTCGTTTTTCCATCTACCCTTATATACGATACCCATTTATTTCTGCTCTCTTCCCAACGAACCCCCGTCACCCCCGATTTATTTTTAATATTAATTTTAAGGTTCCTCCCATTACCTTTTACAGTCGTAAGTCGGAGATTATCCAATCTATTATTAGACCTATCATGATCGATGTGGTCGATGACCATACCTTCTGGGATGGATCCATGTACCATTATCCATATTGCCCTATGGCAATCAATACGTACATAGTCTATACAAAGTCTTCTATAGCCATTCTTATCGATTCTTCCCGCCACATCTCCAGCCTTAATGACTGTATTCTTTTTTGATTTTTTCCAGTACAAATTGCCCGTTTCCGGGCAGTAGGTAAGTAATTCATCCAGGATTTTCTTATTTAAAGTGTTCATCTAGATCCACAGCTTTCCCAAATGGCGGAATCCAACCCTTGCGCCCACCACAGATAACCCAGAGAGTGTTGTACTTACGCCCCCAGCTTGCGCCACGATGTCTCAGGTCCTCTATGTAACCATCTGTGAAGATTATAACCTCTTTTGCCTTAGGAATAAACTCATCGATGTACTCAAATGCACATGCGGCAGTTGTTCCACCAGTTGATGTAACTCTATAATCCAGAATTTCCTTTATGTTGTCCTGTGTGTACACGTTGACGTTGCCAACTTGGGTTGACCAACAGAACAATGTGATACGGAAACATTGGTACAGGGTGCTCAAAGCGATTATCTCATTGAAGATACGCGTCATTGTTTGACGAGAGATAGAACCTGAAACGTCAAAACCGATTACAATATCAACAGTCTCTGTTCTTTTTCTGCCAGGCATAACCATGAACTGTCTCTTAGTTAGAGCGCCGTGATCACGAAGGACTTTTGTCATTCCCCCTGATCGACGACCTAAGACCCGGTAAGTACGATCAGATTTAACACGAGAAATCATTCGTTGTTTAATTATTTGCAGGTAATTAATCTTCGGTTTACCTTTTTGTGCGATTAATTCTCTGGCTTCTTTCGGTCCTTCACCGCCTGCGGCTTTCATAGCAGCGTCAATCATGTCCTCAGACCAAGACATATCCTCATCTTCCTGATCAGCAGACTTCTGTGGGTGTGGGTCCGTATACCCCAGGATGTCCAGGTCTTTATCATAATCCCCGATGTGCGCCCCCAGCGGCTTACCTTTACCATCACCAGCCTCATCCGGCAACAGAGCATAAATCTCTTCAGCCGTTTTCCCCTCGTACTGATAGTCACAATAGCAGTAAGCAAGGAATCCAAATTCTTTTGTCTTATCAAAGACTTGCCGATGAGTGAACCATTTCAAACTCTCGGCTTTCTGGCCCAACTCCTTGACCAGGTCGGTGTTGATATAGTGATCGGCTGCGATATTGAAACGTCTACGGTCAAATGTTTTCCCACGAGACATATGGTCGTTGGTGACATGGCGGACCTCATGCATTAGAATAAATACAATTTCCTTCATGGTTTTTTGACGATAGAAGACATCAACATATTCTTTATATTCATCTTTTTGCTGTTGTGTCATCATCGGATGCTTGTCAATACGAGCAAAAACCTTTTTCTTGCGATCAACAGGCATACCCATAATGAACTCTGGGTTAAAGTATAGGTTGCGATGATCAGTCGCTGCGGTTGGAAGCCATGCACAGTCAACTATCAGCGGCATACCGCTTAATAGCGTCCCGTAGAATGGTCGATTAGTAAGTAAAGCGATGCGGGCAGACTGAACTTTCTTCAGTGCTTCATCAGCCAGTTCCATAATGCTTTCTTTTTCATCTATATACATTCTTATCTCCAAGAAAAAAGGCCATCAGTTACGATGGCCTTATTATATGTTAATTCATCACCCTTTGCAATGCAATTTGGGGTAAAAATTCATCTATCCCTTCAATCCTGAAACCCCAGGCCAATTGCGGACCCGGCGCTCCAGGAAGGTGAGGAACAGCAAACAAGACGATCCCATCAATAGCTCCGCGAATCGCGTTCTCTGTGAAAGTCTCTACCAGATCCCCGAAACTAAGACCCGGCCTGAAGCCAGCATTCAGCATTTTTTGCTCTGGTGCGGATGCAGGCCTGCCCAAGATATCCTCGTACATTACACCACCTTGTTCAGCATTGCTGTAACTTTAGGCAGGCTAAGACCCGTCTGGATCATCAGTTGAGTCATAGCAGTTTCCATTTTCTTGGAGACGATGATGAAATTATCTTTGGCAAAGCCAATGTTAAGATCCAGAATCAGAATGGATTTAGGCTCACCAGTAAGCTTCTCTCCGGTCATTGCACAGGTGCTGCGAATATATTTGGCCTTGAACTGAGCATATGTCACACTTACTTTCATACCGACATTTGCAAAAGTATTGCAGTAATTTGCATAAGCAAGCGCAACAGCTACATCTTCTGGCAGTGCAACACTGATAGCTTCTTTCGGTTCAGCCTCCACTTCCACAGGCGCAGTGGTTTCTTCTGCCGCAGGCAGTTGTTTGTGTTCGTGTTCAGCAAGCTCTTTGTAGTCGGTGTTGTGATTCTTTTCTACTTCTGCCATGTGTTCTTTCATGTCCATTTTTGTCTCCTGTTGTGGGATATATTTAGTTTTCAGTTTTTCGAGATGGTCTTTAGACATATTCAGCATCATAGCCTGCACAATCTCACGGTCTAGCGGATCAATTATAGTGATGGCTGTTTTCTTGTCAACCAAACGATCTTTCAATTCATTGGCTCTTTGCAAGACAACGCATACATTTCCACGAACATAACCTTTCTTATCGTCAATGCGCTCAACTGTCGGATACAATGGGTCTTTTTCGCCATGTACCGACCTCGTGCTAAAGTTCATATTGGTGTAGTCGCACGGGCCGATGCCCAAAAGCTTTTCTCCCATCATGAACCAGTCATCAAGGGTCAAGGAGAATTCTAAACCCCGTTTCTTTGTGCGTTCTACCTTTTTATGATACCGTTCTTCTAGACTTTTAATCTCGCTGTTGGTAAATTTCTTTTTAACATCAAACATTTCTAACTCCTTGGGTCTTACCCGTTCTTAGTAAGGTGATTATCACCATTCGGAAAAGAGTTGTCAACCCTTGATTTCTAAAAAGTGGCGGTGTATCTTTGTTCATTATTTGTATAAGAGGGTAAGTGAGATTATGAGCAAAGTAGATATTAATGTAAAACCAAACGAGACTTGGAATGAGGAGCGGGATTTCATAGATAAGTTGTTACAAGGGAAGCAGGCTGCTCAAGAGAGATTTCTTTCAACTTTTGAGAGGGACAGACATGTTGACAATCCTATCACCCGCTTTAGAGATTATCTTCAAGGGGTACAGGATTCGAACCCCATATTGGACATATTTTTGTCATGTCTCCATAAACTCCCGGCGCATGGTGGCCCTTTTTATTGGCAATGGCATTCCGGTGATGTCCGGGAGTATGGTTCTGATATGAGTCAGAAGCTAAATGTTTCACGTATGGAAATAGGCCACCAATCACATATTACGGGTGGTGACCCTTGGACACATCGCTTTGTAGAAACAATCTCCATCGATATTTATGGTCACGGTTGCGGTGAAGCATTTCTTGGTGGGTTCTGCAATTTTAACTACCGTACTAAGTATTTTCTTGAGTGTGTAAAGCAGCTTTTGGTGGGGATGTCACACAAAGATGACCTTGATCTCCGTTTGGTTGTCGAATATACCAGCTATCAAAAAAATGCCCCTGTCCAATCTTGGATGGCCCATAATGGGGAGAGATTAACCCTTAAAAATGTAAGCCTCATCAGTGGTGATTTGGTTCTTTACTCTGACTATCTTGAGCCTTCCGCATTAGATCGTATTTGTAGCCAAATAAATCATTCTGTTATCAACATCATGAACAGAAAGATCGCTAATAAGGCACGTAAGGCAATGTTTGTTTGTTCTCCGAAAGAAACGATGTTCCACTTGGAATATGACCCCAAGTTACAGAGTATGATGGAGGGGGACTCCCCGACAGAAGAAGAACTCATGATGATGTCTATTGCAGGGTATGAAGATGAGTTTTGGCTTGACAACGTAAAATCTTTCGATAGACTGAACATAAAACCCTTTAACCTAGAGGAAGCTGTCAAATGGTATCAACAGACAAGAGTTGTATTCAAGCTTTAAGTCCGGCACAAGAACTTGCTTTAGCAATTAAAATTGCAGCAGAAGGCCACCTGAATCAGAAAGATAAGGGTGGTAACCCATACATCCTTCACCCTCTGAAGGTAATGCACTATCTGAAGACTGATGATTTTCAGCTTATGGCTATTGCCGCCCTACACGATGTGGTGGAAGATACTGATGTGACCGCTGCGGATCTGGTTCTGCTAGGCTTCTCGAACCGTGTGAAGGATGCTGTGGTTCTTCTGACGAAAACCCCTAATCAGACACCGGAAGAGTATTTTAACCGCCTGGCCCAAAACTATGATGCGGTACGTGTGAAGCTTGCAGACCTGCGCCATAACTCTGATGTTCGTCGTCTGAAAGGTCTGACAGATAAGGATTTGTTACGTGTCCGTAAGTATCATGACATGTATCTTCGTCTGACAAAGATGAAAGAACACCACGAAGCGATCAACATGTTGGCTACATTATGATCATTACGAAAAAATCAAATGGCCTTCCTTGGTTCGAAATGGAAATTCCTGACAAGGTTGTAGTATGTGCGAGATGTTTTTCGACTTATAACCTGAAAGATGCTCCTGTAAAGGCCCCCGATCAGCTTCGGATTAAGGAACCTTGTTGTCCGAACTGTGGTTTTAAATGGTATTTGTCATGAATCTCTTTGTATGAAGACAAATCAAACCCAGCCCTTGAAATAAAACTTGGAGAACTTTAATGGCTAACTGGAAAACAGCTCTGGACCTACGTGACATCTGGAATAAACGGAATGGTGAATGTGGTCGGGAAGACTGGACAGATAAGACGGTGCATGAGCTTGCTAAAGAGATATCCCGTCGTCTTGAACGGAAATTTCCTCATGAATCAAACTATGATAGCGACCTCTGCGATACCGAGTTGTGTGATATAATTGGCTATTTCCGGGATGTTCCAACATACCAGGATTGGCTAGACTCTATTGCAGAATGTGAGAGTGAGGGGTATGATGCCGACCCAATCCGCTATTATACACCTTTGCGGGAATTCAACGACATCATGAATGATTTTTATGATTGGTGTGATGAAAATCGTGTATGGGTGGATAAATAATCATTGCAATGGGGGAGGATCAAATGTATCCTGCTCCCGAATTTCATTTACAGGAGACAAATAATGTCAAGTCGCAACATCTTTTCTGGTAACTGGATCACTTTGAGAGATCTTCCACCACTGGTGCAATTTTGCCAGCGTCACAAACGTTCACTGATGATCTTCGGTGGGGCAGGTATTGGTAAAAGTCAAGCTGTGAAGCAAATTGCGGATTCTCTTTTCGGGCCGGGTGATAACTTGGTAGACTTCCGCTTGGCTGATAAAGATAACACTGACCTCACCGGGGTGCAGATTCCATACACCGATGACAATGGTGTTACTCGCACAGTGTACGCCTTGCCGGATTTCTGGCCTCGTGATCCTAACTGGAAAGGTATTGTGTTTCTTGATGAGCTTCTCCACGCAGAGCCTTACCTTCAGAAACTGGCATTCCAAATCATGCTGGACCGTCGAATCGGGACCTACCAGTTCCCTGAAGGGGCTGTACTGGTTGCTGCGGGTAACCGTGCTGGGGATGGTACTGCCGTGACTGCACTGGAAGCTCCTTTGGCTAACCGTATGATGCTGGTAGAGCTTACCTATAGCGCATCGGTCTTCATCGAAGACTATGCCATGCAGAACGGTATTCATTCGTCAATCATTGGTTTTCTGTCTCGTAAGAACAGTGCTATTGAAAACTATGAAGAGATGCTGGATATCGGGTGTCCTTCTTTCGCCACACCGCGTACTTTAACTTACGCCAGTGATGTATTGTACGATTACGATGCTAATTTGCTGCCTGCCAACTTGGCTAAGGTTGCTCTCCAGGGCTTCATCGGTACACCTTTAATGGCTGAACTGTGGGCATACCACACCAAGATCCGTAATATGGTTCCGATCGAAGACGTTATGAACGGTACTGCCCAAGGTCCTGGAGACCTTCCATCAGACAGCCTGTGGATTTTGGGTTCAGAAGGTGCTATTTGGTTGCGTAAGGCTATTGCAGATACCAATTACACGGATGACCAGATTATTGAATTCTCTGGAAACTTCCTTCAGTATCTTTACGATCACTTTATGGACCAGAACCGAGACTTCGTAAGCTCTATCTTCCTGTCGTTCATTAAGGAAAATGCGTTTGGTAAAGCTTTGTTGACCACTGCGAGCAACCGTGACAAGCTTCCTGCACGTTTGTTGAAGGCAAAGCCTATCATAATGAAAATTATGGCAGACTTCCAGGTCAACTACGCTGAAGATATTAAGCTTATTGAAGGAAAATAATATTGACAGCCCCTCCGGGGGCTGTTATGCTTTATGCATCAAACAAAACGAGGATATACTCATGCCGAAATTAAACTGGAAAGAAGCACAGCAGGCTATGCGTGAAGGTAAACGTATCCGTAACCAATATTTCACTTCTGATGAATGGTTCGAAATGGTTGATGGGCGTATCTACGCAGAAGACGGTTGCCCTATGGCAGGCTGGTATCGTGGTGAATCATGGCAGGATGAAGGCTGGAGTGTGATCGAATGATCTACAAAAACCAACTCCGCAATATCTGGCGCAAGTTTGTTAACGGTAAAGGCTATGTGTCTGGTGACCAAGGCCTCACCTGGACAGAAAATGGTGCTCCTGAGGACTTGATCAAGCGATTACCTTATTACGTGGAGAGAAAGGATGGCAAAATTCAAATTCCCAGTTTCTGAACTAAACGAGTGTTGGTGGCTTGACACCGCCGACTGTGTTATGGCAGGATACACCTATCGACGTCATCGGGTGTTTGTTGTCTGCGCGAAAAATCGTTCGGATGCTATTGAATCCATGAAAGAGTTTAAAGAGAGGAGTTGTAAATGAAAGTTAAAATGACCGCAAGTTACAGCGAACAAGGACACGCCCCCCAAAAAGGTGATATTCTGGATGTTCTGGAGGAAGTGTATAATGGGACATTTATTGACTATTACCGTTGTGAGTGGAAAGGCCAAGACCTCGATATCTATCCATACGAATGTGAGGAAGTGCGATGACGATTCTTGATGATTCAAAACCGAAACAGGTATCAATCCTGACAATTGTTGGGCGGGTTGCAACATTCTCATGTGACGACTTTGATATAGAGATCATTGGAGAACATCACGTCATCACAATGAAGGTTCCTGACCCTGGTGGTTATAAAAAGGTTAAGGCTCAATACCTTATCGAGCCTATCATGAGCATACTGAACGAGGATTACTAATGAAGGAGAGTGAAGAGGCATTACAGGCGCTTAAATCTTCCTTCTCATATGACCCTGAGACAGGTTTTTTTTTACGTGTATCAATCCTCTCGCTCGTCGTTATTTTGGGAAGATTGCAGGCACAAAAAGAAAAGACGGCTACATTGGACTTGCTGTAACGATTGATGGAAAATTGAAAATCTTCTTAGCACACAGGGTCGCTTGGGTCTTTCATTTTGGCGTTTGGCCTTCTCATTTTATTGACCACAAAGATAAAATTAAAGACAACAATCGTATTGACAATTTAAGGGATGTCAAAAAGTCGGTAAACGTCTATAACTATAGCAGGGGCAAGAAGAACCAGACAGGTTTCCGTGGTGTGTTTATAGATCGCAGGCGAGAGCCTGTAAAGTATAATGCTGCTTATGGCAAGAAGCATCTTGGGACTTTCAATACCCCAGAAGAGGCAAGCGCTTGTTACCAAAACTATGTTAAAACTATTCATGAAATTGTGGTGGAGGACTGATGTTCAAATATAAGGTTGGGGATTTAATAGAGGCGGTAAAGAGTGGCGAAATAAATGTTTTTGGACACGGTGCAAATTGTTTTTGCACAATGGGGAGCGGAATCGCCCCGTTGATCAAAGAAGCATTCCCTAAGATGTACGCTGCCGATCTGAAAACTGAGAAGGGCGATAAGACCAAGCTGGGAACCTGTACAATGGCCTTTTTGAATGATGGATCTCTCGCAGGATTTAATCTGTATTCGCAATACGGCTATAATCGTCGTAAACAGGGTCTCAGGGACCTCGATTACAATGCCCTGTACGATTCGATGGTTGAGATGAAAAAGCTCTTACAGAGCTATACAGACGGTTCTATGGCTGACTACAAAATTGGCTTCCCTAAAATTGGTGCGGGCCTTGCAGGTGGGGACTGGAATGTCATCGAAGCAATGATCAAATCAATCTTCTTTGATTGCGATGTGACAGTTTATGTCTTGAAAGAATGGGAAATCCCTGGTTACTACCCTTCAGACGACGGCCCTCTGACATCAGAACAGATCTCTGCCATTCGGGAAATGACAAAATGTGGATTATCCACAGGGGGGACTGGATTATCGTGGTTAAATTGAGAGACGGTATGGTAGCACATACCAAAAAGATCGACCTTTATGTGGGTAATACGGTGTTAACCTATAACGCCCCTCGTGGTCAGAGCTTTGCCATACTACTACTTGGGGTAGAGAAACCAAGTGGTGACGGCACGGGTATTCAGATTGACGAATGGCTGAATAGTCGTGGCTGGAAGCTGGAGGGTCCTGATGAGTAAATCGGTTTTTGTCATCTATGACACTGTTGACAGATGCCTCTGGAACCACAAAGCCAAGATTGGATGGATTAGCTCTGGCGCTGCCAAGAATGCGTGGAATCTTGTCCACGCAACCTGGAGTGGGAAGAAGTATTTTGATGACCAACAAAGATATGTAGTTCTTGAACTTTCTGGCGGACACATTAGCAAATTATTTGAGGAGAATAAAATTGACAAAACCAATTAAATACCCAAGCACCGCACAGTTCCGTCAGGTTATCCGCACCATGCATGATAAACTGACGTTCGACGGTATTGATGAAGAGGGTAATATTAAGCGGAAGGTGTTGCCACCGGAAGCGTACCTGATCCCGTACATCGGTACGGTTAAGCTTCACGGCACTAATGGCAGTGTGGTATTCCACTCTGAGGATGAAGTTGTCTTCCAGTCCAAAGAGCGTGTCGTGACTGTAGGCGACGATAACAATGGCTTCGCGGCCTTCATGTCTCGAAAAGACACCGCAGAGTTGCTTTCTCAGGTTAAATATCTGTGTGAAGTCAATGACGTTGAGTTCCAGTTCCCGGTTGAAATTGCTGGTGAATGGGCTGGTCGTGGCATTCAGAAAGGTGTTGCCATCACTGAAGTAGAGCCATTCTTTGCTATCTTCCGTGTGGCTGTGGGCCGGGATGAGGCAACGGATACCCTCAACTGGCTACCACCAACGTTCCAGTTTGGAATTGGATTGCCGGATGCTCGTATCTACAGTATCCTTGACTTTGGTTACTGGATGGCTAATATCCCATTCAATGAGCCGGAACTTGTCCAGAATGACCTGGCAGAACTGACTCGTGAAGTGGAAAACAAATGCCCGGCAGGTAAGTTCTTTGGCGTAGAAGGTATCGGTGAAGGCATTGTCTGGTCTCCAAAAGATCCTGAGCTTTCTAAAATCTCTGGCCTGTGGTTTAAAGTTAAGGGTGATAAACATTCTGTATCCAAAGTTAAGACCCTGGCGGCAATCGACCCAGAACGCCTCGCAAGTATGCGTGAGTTCGTTGAGTACGCTGTGACGGAAGCACGTCTTGAGCAGGGTGTCAGCGAAGTCGGTCTTGACCAGACTAAGATCGGTGAATTCATTGGGTGGATTAACCGAGACATCAACAAGGAAGAGGGTGATGTTCTGGAAGCCAGCTCCATGACCATGAAAGATGTTGGCAAGTTTATCAGCAACAAAGCTCGTGCATGGTACATGACTCGTCTGAGTGAGGAGGGCTAATGGCCCTCATTGTAGCCACAACGCGGTCTGTTGAAAAAAGACCTGGACATTCTTTCACCGAGTGTGATACCTTGATTTTCGAAGACGAAGAACAGGGCAAAAAGTTTGTTAAAGAGAACAAACAGTTTGTCTATCATGTCCAAAAAGCGAGGGTCATTAAGAATGGTGAGACCAGAACCGAAGTTTAAAGTCGGGCAGATAGCCAAAGATACTTGGAGCGGCAAGATAGGTCCTATTTCAACCATGTACTTTTCAGAAGGGGATGAGTACAACAAGGCCGAATGGGCATATTCTATAGACCATATCGGGTGGTTATTCCATCCAGAGTCGGACTTGGAGGCGGTTTAATGGGTCTGCGTGAATACTTAGCAGTGAAATTAAAACATGCAAAGGAGCAATCTATGGTTAAAGTGAATGGTAATACCATCACTATCAATGGGAATACCGTGGTTAATGGTAGCATTATTGGTGGGGACTTGAGTATTTCTGCAAATGGGGATAAAATCCTCATCAACGGAAAAGAGGTCTACGCCACTTCTGATAAAAACATCATTGTGGTCATCCACGGGAATACCGGGAGCATAAACACCACATCTGGGGATGTGAAGGTGTATGGCACAGCAGGTAATGTTAAGACTGTTTCTGGTGATGTCCGTATCGAAACAGGGTCACTTGCAGATGTGACCACCGTCTCGGGAGACGTTATAGCAGAAACCATTGAAGGTAATGTTAGAACAGTCTCAGGAGATGTCTCTCACCGTCGTTGATATACAGCCCCGCAATGGGGCTTTTTAATTTGGAGTGTAAATTTGAAATTGAAAAATCTGATTCTGGCAACCGCCTGTGTGTTTTCTCTAGCCACCACACCTGTACTGGCTAAAGACAACGCAAAGAAGCCCAAAGTTATCCATCTTTGTAAGAAGGATGACACAGCGGTAAACATCTTAGCATGTAATATGTATCGAGAGGCTCGTGGAGAAAGCGATTCCGGGTTAATGTCGATCGCATTCGTAACTTTGAATCGTAAGGATAACGATAAGTACCCTGGGACGGTAAAGAAGATCGTCTACCAGCCCGGACAATTCTCCTGGACATCTTCAGGAACAACGTTTAAAGTCTATGAAAAGGATCGCTGGGAGAAGGCACAAGAGTTTGCAAAAGTTCTGATCAAGATTCATAAACAAAACAGGGTCGTCTACGATGCTCTGGACATAACACACGGGGCCACTCACTACCATTCACGAAAAGTAAAACCCTACTGGACAAAGGCCATGCTACGCACAGTCAGGATCGACAACCATATCTATTATAAAGAGAAAGAAGACTCTCAGGGGGCATGAACTCATGAAGAAATTCTTGGTAATATTTGTTTGCATTACCCCTCTGTGTGTGATATTGTCACTGTCACAGCCCATGTATTGGGAACAAATTTGTGGAGCATACGCAATAGGTATGGCTACAGCGGCCTTTAGACTAAATACAAACAACTGCAAAAAGTAGGAGAAGTAGATGATAATCGAGCGTAATGAGAAGAAGGTAGAAGTTAGTACCAACGTCAAACGCTATCAAGCTGGTATCGCGATCAATGCTGAAACTTTCAGTATCTTGATCGATGGTATTTATGAGGACAAGATCCTTGCTGCCTGTCGTGAACCCCTGTTCAATGCGGTAGATGCACACACAGAAGCCGGATGCCGGGACAAACCGATTATCATCCACTCCCCAACGGACTTGGAACCGTGGTATTCTGTCAAGGATGGTGGTATTGGGATGGACTTTGACATGGTTACTCAGACCTTCATGATGCTGGGATCGTCCACTAAACGTGAATCCAACGATCTGATCGGTGCGAAAGGTATTGGTTCCAAGGCCCCGTTCACCGTTACGGACATGTTCAGTGTCATCTCTATCAAAGATGGTACTAAAACTGTGTACTCTGTTCATAAAGACCAAGGGATACCTGAGGTTGTGCCTCTCCACGAGTCAAAAACCATAGAAGAAAATGGTGTTGAAATCAAATTCAACGTTGACCCGGCAGAGACTGAGAAATACCGCCGTGCAATTATCAGTTGCCTGCGTTATGCTAAGTTCCCTTACGAGATCAATGACCCATTTGTGACTTCATCTATTCGAGACCGTACCTACCCGGTGCAGTATACGTTCAAAGATGAAGAATCTGGTTGGATGCTGGAAATGTACTCGGCGGTATCTAACAATGCTGATAGCGTTGTGGTTATGGGACAACAGCCGTACAAGTCAAAGTTTCTGAGCAATAACCCTGAATGGCCTCTGATGATGGTGTCCATTCCGATCGGGGATTGTGACGTAAACCCAGGACGTGAATGGACTATCGAGGGTAAGAATGACCGTGGCTTCGAAGAGCGCCTTAAGACATTCGTTCAGACGGCCCTTGATCGCCGTGGTGAAGAAATTTACCATGAACTCCGCAAGCTTCAAAAACTTGCTGATGTTCTGGAGTATATGAAGCGGGTTGGCGGGTGGTTTGCCACCAAATATGGTTCAAAGTACATCGCGGAACTCTTCGCAGAGCACACTAACTCTTTGAATATTAAAGAGTGCGTGACTTATAATGGTCATGGTGAAAAGCGGAGGGTAGATAAGACATACTCTTACACCGACATGATGAACGGCTTCCATCTTGTATACAACGACGACAATAAGCTGGTTAGAAGCAAATGTAATCAGTTGTTTGACGTATCTGGCAAGGCAGTTTACCTGACGGATAATCGAGGCGTGGCACAAATGTGCGGGAACCCATTCTTCGCAGGGATGATCCATAGGCTGTCGGATTTGGAAAAGCGTCCAGCATCGAAGTCGGATAAAAAGTATGGCGGCTATAGCCTGTATGAACCAGGGCATCCAGTATGGATCATTGAGCAGAGTGGAGCTATTAGGAAAACACGTATCTCCCGTGCGGAATTTGATGATATCAAATATGCCATGATTTATTCTGGTGGTCAGGCGCGTGGGACTTGTGATCTTGGATCTACGGCGTACCTTTCTAACCGTCATCAGCCAGAGACCTTCTTGTCGGATCTTGGTATTGATGATAAATTGTACATCGTACCTTTAAATCGGGTTAGTTGGTTGGATGATGATGTTCGGATGATCACACAGGACGACCTTTATAAGATTGCAAGTTCAAATCTGTTAGAGTATCATCTTAACCAGTTAACTAAGCGCTCGGAGTATTCTTCTCTTGTTAAAGACTTGAAAGTCTTGGGTGTTGAGATAGTTAAAGACCCTGAGTACAAGCAAAAGGTTAATATGGCTAACACCCTTTACAATATTAAAGGGTATTATCGAGCAGAAAAAACTGCGGAAAGAATCGTTAGTGGACGGATTCGTATTGGTAAAGGCCTGATCAACAAGGTAAAAGAACGTTACCCGTTACTGAAGCACATCCCGATGGAGCATTTTAACTCCCCAGAGGTGGCTGAGTATCGTAAATTTATTGATAGCAAAGGAGAGAAATAATGAGTGATCTTTTTAAATCCCGTGCAGATGCTCGTGTTTGTGCTGCAAGTCGTGGTATGAAGGTTGTAGACCGTGGTGTATCCCCAGCGGTGCTGGCAGAGGGGCGTTGGATGGTTGTCCCCAAAGACAGTATTGGTGCTTCCCCGGAAAAGACGATTTCCTTCGATATGGAAACTTACCCTGCGCCAACTGCCTCTATGTTCTTTGCGAGTCGGGGAGAGGCCCGAGCATTCTCTAAGACTGTACAGAATGCGAAGATTATCGATCATGCAAAGACAACAGCAGGACATGACAAAGAGGAGGGAGTTGTCAAGGACCTTGGCAAGCGTGGTAAGCGCTGGGAAGTGGTGTTCGTAGTTTCTGATGTAGAAGTGAGCGTTACTGTTCCTCAGCTTCCAGAACCTACACCTGTGCCTATTAAGATTTCGGTTGTTGATGACACGAAAGCTGATCCCATTGTCATCATGACACCAGGCAACGTTTCCATCACACTTCCAGATGGAACCATTCATACTCTGGGCAGTAACAGCGAAATCTTTAACGACGTCGGTATGTTGCTGTTAAACAACAAGATCGACGAAGCAGTAGCGCTTATTGAAGCGGGGATCGCTGCAAAAGCTGAAGTGGCAATCGACCTTGGACCGGATATGAAGCTGCTAGACGGAATTCTGTACTGGCACGGTATCAAACAAGAAAGCGGTATTGCTCGCCGTATTGTTTCCGATATCGAGACCGGGAAGTTCGATAACCGTTATGTCGAGTTCATGCGGAAGCTGATGCTCAATCCTTCTTACAAATCGGTTGAAATGCTGTACGACTTCCTGGAGCATAACAAGTTCGAGATTCTGGAGAATGGCAACATCTTGGCCTACAAGGGTCTTAAACGCACTGAGAATGGTCCTCGTGACTGGTTCACAGGCTTGGTCCCTAACTGGGCTAACACCACAGTCACTATGCCAAGAAACATGGTTGAAGATGACCCAACCAAAGCTTGTAGCCAGGGTTTACATATCGCCTCCAAGGAATATGCCCGTGATTATGGTAATGTGGTTGAGGTATCTGTTGACCCGGCAGACATTGTTAGCGTACCATATAACTACAATAACAAGAAATGCCGCTGCTGCCGCTATGAAGTATTGACAGGAAAAGAAAAGCCAGCAGGTGCTCCTGATGTTATTGTTGTGGGTGTAAGGGGTGCTATCCTGGACGAAATTTATCTCGATAAGGAGGATTAATGTCTGATTTTGGAGTGGGAACGGAAGAGGCCTTAGGTGCTATCATTGAAGGCAAAAACGTTTTCATTACGGGACCTGGTGGTAGTGGCAAGAGCCATCTGATCAAAACAATCCAATCCCTGTATCCAAGTTCAACATTAACAGTGGCCCCGACAGGGGTCGCTTCACTTAATGTTGATGGAATGACAACTCATCGAGCTTTCGGGTTATCAATGGGGATAGCCACAGAGGATGATGGTAAGACAGTAAAAACTAAACCTAAAAAACTTTTAAAAAGCAAATCTCTTGAGCGTATCATTATTGATGAAATATCTATGGTGCGAGCCGATAAATTGTGGGAAATGGATCAGAAACTGCGTGTTGCGAGAAGGGAGCCTAAGAAAGCTTTCGGTGGTCTTCAGGTCATCATGTTTGGTGATTTCTTTCAGAACCCTCCCGTTCTGACAGAGTCTGAAGAAAACGCTTACTTTGAACTCCACAGCACAGAATTATCTTGTTTCTCAGACACTTGGGGAGAGATAAGTCCATACCCTGTGCTTCTTGACAAGATTTATCGTCAAAACAGCGTGCATTTTTCATCGCTATTGAATCATATGAGGAAAGGCGAGCGTATTGATGAAATAGTTAAATTCCTCAACAATCAGTGCTATTCAAAGGGTGCAGCACTGAATGCGATTACCCTGACTTCAACTAACGCCGCAGCTGAACGTATCAACAAAAAGCATTACGACCAGATACCGGGTGAAGAGGTTATTTACAAAGCCTCCAAAACAGGAGATTTTGCCCAGCGGCCAGTTGCTGAGAGTCTACACCTCAAGGTAGGGACTCGTGTCATGATCACCGTTAATGATCAGAATCCAGATGAAGACGGTCCTAAATTTGTAAACGGAACACGGGGTATTATCAAGGCCCTAAGGAAGTTTTCGGTAGATGTAGAACTGGAAGACGGCAAGGTTGTAGAGATCGAAAAGAATGTCTGGGAAAATGTTGAATACTTCCCAAGAAAGGTTATCAAGAATGGTAAGACTGAAGAGGAATTGGAAAAGATTGTTGTTGGAACATACACAAACTTACCCATTCGCCTTGGTTATGCAGTGACCATTCACAAAGCTCAAGGCTTGACTTTGCCAGAGGTTAATATAGACTTTGGTTATGGAGCTTTTGCTCCTGGGATGGCCTATGTTGCCTTTAGCAGGGCCACTTCTACAAAAGGTTTAAGATTGTTGCGTCCGGTTAAAGAACGTGATATTATCGTAGACCAAAGAATTGTTAAATTCTACAAAGACACATTCCCAGGAAAATTTTAGGAGAAAATAATGGCATCATATTCTCGTCTGGAGCTGGTAGACAAGTTCCGCAAAGAACTTGAAGTATGGAATCAATGGCAGGTTCCTCGCTCTGAAAAAGCTATGGACACTACCCACATCCAAATGGCCTCTCTTGACGAGATGATGTCTGCTTATGGGTATGTCCCTCGTCGTCTTTCTAACTTCCCAGAAGTTAAAGATGGTCGCTTTGGCTACCAGCTTGCATTCCCTCGATGTAAAAAGATTTGTCGCCCATTCTTTATATCATTGCAAGATGCAGTTAGCATCCATAATGGCAACGGGTACAGGGGAAATCCATTCCGTAGGTTGGGGGATCGCATGAGTTTTGCTCTACAGAACCGTATTGTTGAGCAGGTGGCGGTTCAGAGGGACAAGTCTTTGGAAGGTGGTATCAAATCAACTAAGAAGTGGATTAAGTTCTATGAGGAGAACAAAAATGCAGGTTGAAGACTTCACTGACCTGAGTAAGGTAACAACAGAAAAGCTAATGAAACTCCGTGATATCGCTCAAGATTATCACGATGAGATGCAGCAAGCTGAACTGGAAGCGTGGGAAAGACTCCAAGATATAATTCATGAAATTGTCAAGAGGGCGAAGAATGTTCAAACGTCTAATTAACTGGCTCTTTGCCAAAGAGGATGAAACCACAGAAAATGAAGTTCGGGTATTTGACTTCACAGAACAAGGTCCTGGACATGATATCGCTATACGAGTCATCAATGATGGTGAATACGCAGAGGCAGTGGTTGCCCTGAAACTTGCGGATCTGCCGCCTGCGGTTGGTGACTTCATTGTCGTAGTTATTGATGGCGCTTGGAATACTTTTGTGGTAGAAACTTCAGAATGTGTAAGCCTGACAGTTACTAAATTGACCCTGACTCGTTATGAAGGTGCAGAAGATGAAAAATCGTGAAAATATTTGTAAGCTTATTGATGATTTGGAGCGCATCGCAAGACAAGCAACACCAGGTAAGTGGTGGATAGATTCACATGGTCATGCTATGGTTGCATTTTCAACGGAAGATGCTGGCATGGAAACAGTGTTTGTGACAGACGGGAATATGGGTCCGGTTGTGCGCCATGAGAACACAGGTAATCTTTCGGCTTGGCGCAATGATATGGATGCAACATACATTGCGACTGCCTGCCCTCAGAATGTGCTGGCAGTTCTGGAATATCTAAGTTCTGGTGCTAACGCGTGGAATACCATAAGCACTTATATGGAAACTCGCTTGCATGGTGATGCAGCCGCTTTACGTAATGATGTAAGCCGAAAGTTGTTTGATGACGGTTGTCATAGTGCAGCAGTCCATGCAATTCAGTTTATCGAGGCACTGATTGACCAGAATATTGAATTAAAGGCCGAACTGGAGTCTAAATGATCAAAGATTGTTTTGGGAATGAGGCGAGAGTTGGCGACAAGATCGCCTTCTCTCAAGGCAATGCTGGAGCAAAAAAGTGGGAATTCGGGGAGATCACCCGAATAACCGATAAGTGTATATATTTTCGTGGTCGCGCCGGGGGAATGTTCCGTGACTGGCGTGATGATACCGAGCTTCGCCGTGGAGAAGGCGCGTTCGTAATTAATTTAGAAGCGAGAGGACTTAATGAGTAAAGCCGCACTTCCTGTAGAGATCGAATTCAGTTATGACCACCCTACTGCGGGTGTCGTCACCGTCGAAGCACTTTATTCTGTGATGGAAGGCGACCGTAACAGTCGTGAAAGCGATGTAGATTACAACGGTTTCCAAGATTTGGAGTATTATGCTGTATTCTCTGGAGATAAACAGATCTACGTTGACATTCCAGATGATGTCCTATACCATCATTTACGCGAGTATATCCGCAATCTTGAAATTGTAGGTTGCTTCCAGGAAGAGGAGGAGTTTTAAAATGAAACATGAAGTTAAAGTCGTTGAATTCGAATTCGGTAAACACAGAGGTCCAGACTATGTGGCTAAAGTGTTGGCAGAACATCTTGACGAAGGATATACTATCGTAGGGCAATCTGAAAGCGCTAGATATCTGACCTACACCCTGGTTAAAATTATTCCAATTTCCATGATGGGTACGGTAACAAATGCCGATCACCAAGGGGTCAGTTTCCACTAAGGGAGGGCGTTTGAAGAAGAAAGTGATCATTCTTTATGATTACACTTCGGTCATGGCCCGTCCTTGGTTAGAGGCTGGCTATGAAGTTTGGACTTTTGATGGTCAACATTCACCAGGAGTCACCCGCGAGGGTGACCTTGTTAAAGTCGGGATGTGGTTCTTCCACGACAAGACCGTTCAACAAGCTCAAGAGATCAAAGAAATGGTTGGTGACAATGTTCACATCGTCTTTGGTTTCCCGGAATGTACTCACCTGACCAATGCAGGTTCACGTCATTGGGCTAAGAAAAGAGCAGCAAACCCTAACTTCCAGAAGGAAGCAATGGAACTTTGCCTATTGGTAGAGAAGGTTGGAGATTTATATAATGTTCCGTGGGCCTTTGAAAACCCTGTCGGTGTTCTCTCTTCAATGTATCGAAAACCTGATTACATGTTTGATCCTAAGGATTACGGCGGGTATCTCCCAGCCAATGATATACACCCACTATATCCGCACGTATACCCTCCTCAGGACGCGTATAACAAGAAGACGTGTATTTGGATGGGTAATGGCGCAAAACAGCCTGACAAGCTTCCTGTGAAGGAATTGTACAAGGACAATCCGGGCTGGAAGAAGTGTGGTGGCAAATCCACCAAGACTAAAAATATTCGTAGTTGTACACCTCGCGGTTTTGCGGAGGCGTTTTACCAGAAAAATAAATGAGAGGGATAATGGGAAATGGACCGGATTGGGCGGCGTACCGCAAAGGCGGCAATGAAAACCCAAGAGCAGGTTTTGGAAGTAATCGCGGAGGCAAGTTGAGTTATAGTAACAATCGAGTAGAAGAGACCCTGGAATCAGTGCTGTCTGGCACCCGCATCATGGCTGTTCCCGAAATGAGTCTCTCTCTTGAAGCAGCACAGTATTTTAAGATCCGTTCTGCGGTATCCCCGGCGGATGGTATCACCCCGGTAGCAACATACTTGCCCTATTATGATAAGTATGGGAAACTGACGGGATTCAAGAAACGTGACTGGACGTTACAGAAGGAAAAGACAGGACACTTTTCAACTGTTGGTGCTGTGAAGGCATCATCTCAGTTCTTCGGGCAGCATGAAGCCTCTATGGGTGTTGGTCGTAAGCAGATCAATATCGTGGAAGGTGAAGGTGACGTATGCGCCGCATGGCAGGCAGCGTATGAGATGGTTAAGGCTATGTCCACCAGTCCAAAGGCCAGTAAAGGCGTTAAAGACTGGGCGGATAGCATCTTAAAAGGTATCCGTCATATTCAGAACGACGAGGACATTGGAGGTCTTCCGACACTACCCTATGTTGGATTAAACTGTGGTACTGCAAACGCTGTTGATACTTTCGCAAACAACGAGAAGTTCATTCGCAGTTATGAGAAGGTAGTCTTGGGCTTTGATAACGACGAAGCCACAGCATTAGAAAAAGAAAAGAAAATAAAGAAAGGTAAAGAAGCAACCGACGATGTCGCTAGCTTCCTGCTGTCAGAAAACATTTACGTTGTGCGATATCCTAACGAGCGTAATGACCCGGATGGCTTTAAAGACATTCGTGACATGTATGATGCGGGTAAGGTACGCGATCTTTATGCAATGTTTACCAAAGCAGACGATCGCTATGTTCCTGATAAGCTTATCGGTCTTAAGGATATTACCATTGAGAATCTTCGCAAGAAGAAAAAAGATGGTGTTCCATTGCCGGGACTCCCTGGTCTCTATAACCTGACCCGTGGTCCTCGTACTGGTGAGCTTTGGACATTGACAGGCCCGTCTGGTGGTGGTAAGTCTACAATCTCTCGTAAGATTGAATACGCGATCATTGATTATCTTCGTGATATGTCAATTCCCCGCCTAGATGGCTGGACAGAGAGTGAGAAAGTAGCCATCATCCGTCTGGAAGAGGATGAAGAAGAGTCTGTAAACAGCTTGTATGCTGAAGAGCTGAAGGTGGACCCTAAGGCATTTGTTGCTGACCCGGAGCAGTTCTTAACCGAAGAGCAACACCTTGAGATTCACCAACGCTGGATTCGGGAAGATAAGATTAAGATCTTTGATCACTTCGGTTCTATCCCGACAGACCAGCTTATTCAGAAACTTAAGCAGATGGTGTTCCTTGATGGTTGTAAATGGATCATCCTCGATCACCTGTCAATGGTAATCTCTGGTCTTAAGTCCGACAACGAACGTCGAGACCTTGATAACATCATGACCGAGCTGGCAGCTTTCTGTAAGAAGTACGATGTTTTCATCTTATCAATCAGCCACATGAAGCGTAAAGAACTTCAGCTTCCGAAAGATAAAGATGGGAATCTATTGCCGTTCTGGTATCCGGTCCGTAAAGAAGACCTGCGCGGTTCTGCGGCCCTTGAACAACTCTCATGGGTGGTTCTGGGTGTTGAACCAGAAGAGCTTCCTGACCGCTCCCGTGGACGTGTACGTATCGTGGTGCTGAAGAACCGCCCACACAAAAAACTGGGTATCGCTGATACAATGGTTATGGATGACAACGGGCAGTTCTCCGATGCTTCCGGCTGGGAATGGGAAGATGGGATGTTCAAGCTTAATGGTGAAGTTATGCTTCGTCCTCAGAGTCTGATCCATCAACTCTCTCTGGAAACTCCGGTTGGAAAGGTAAATGTTCCGGCACCTGAGTATAAGCCAACCATCGATCTTGATAGGACACCAGTCCCTACTCTTGGTCCTGACGATGATACGCCTTTTTAAGGAGAAATGATGATTCAGAAACGTGAGCGCGGAGGGGAGAGAAATCTCCTTCCCGTTACTGATTTAATTCAGCGACCAGAAGTAGAGTTCTATGAGATTTCCGGTGTCTTGCCAGAGAAGATCCTTGAATTTTCTGAGAAGCTATCTAAGGTAAAAATCACCACTACCGCCATAACTCTTGACGAATTTTATCCCTTAGATGTTTATCTCCCAGAGTGGGTAAACAAAGACGTTGGAGATTTTTTATCGGATAATTCCATTGGTCCCCATCTTGACCATTGTATCTCAAGGGTAGCATCGGCTTTGGCGGCGACTATTGATGATCAGATTGGTGATGCAAAGGAGATTGTCTTCTCTCATGCGGATACCATTTTGTATGCAAACACAGAAGGTAAAATCGGGTATCTGTGGTTAGTGATCAACAAAACCGAACGGTCACTTATGCTGCAATCAGAAATATCTTTCAAAGTAGTCTAAATACCAACTGAGAGGTGGGCGACGGTACAGTCTAGCCCACCTTGAATAGGAGGAATCATTAAAGGTCTGTTTATACTGGATAACGAGGCCGATGGCCTGTTAGACGAAGTAACGAAGTACCATTGTACTTTGCTGAAAGAATTTGGGGTCAACAACTGGAATCTGTTTTTAGACCCCGCACACCCAGAATATGAAAGCGCTGTAGCCTTTGCCAAGAGCAAGAAGGATGTTAACCTTACAATTCGTTCATACGATGAGCTGGAAAGCTTCCTGAAGACTTGTAGAGCCATTGCGTGTCACAACCTGTTTGGTTATGACCTGCGTCTGTGGAAGAAGTTATCGGGCATTGAATATGATATGTTCAAAGACCCGAAGTGCATGGGGACGATTGGGGATACACAGGTAAATCTCTACGACACTCTCTCTATGAGCCGTGTGCTTTATCCTGACCGTCCATTGCCCAACGGTTGCCCTGACTCTGTTCTTAACCCGGTAACCGGGAAGCGAGATCGTGTAGGTCCTCATGGCCTGTTGGCCTGGGGCTACCGTGTAGCAAACAAGAAAGTTCAGATCGATGACTGGCGTAACCAACCCTTGTGGGAATACGTTAATCGTGTCTGGGAAGACGTTTTAATCAACGAGTTAGTATGGCAATCCCTGATCGATGAATCTACAGGTGCTCGCTGGCCTGATGACAAGCAGTTCATGTACAAAGATAAACCGGAAGGGATGCGGCAGATCAACTGGAAGAACGCGCTACGCCGCCGTATGTTGACTGATTACCTGATGATTGAGCAAGAAATTCAGGGTGTTCCATTCAATAAGCATGAAGCTGAAAAGCTGAGAGACCGTATTGATGTAATGATGAAAGAGATCGAGGAAGAAGTAGAACCTCAACTCCCGCTCAAAGAGATGACGAAGTCTCAACAGCCAAAATTCCCTGCTAATCCTTTTGATGGTGCAGGAAGAATTTCCCATCACGGGTGGAATTGGTTAGAATACAAGCTGGGATATCCAGTTAATCGTGAAGCGCTGGAATTCAAAGGTCCACCGAAGACGGCGTTTAAAGGTAACGGTGATGTAAGTGCAGCAGGGGAAAGATACTGTATCCAGAATGGTGTTGAAGACCCAGCGGCGATGCCAGACTTCATTAGAAGCCAGATAAAGAAAGAGAATACCCTTGTCCCATTGCCACCAGACCTAATGGAAAAGGCAATTGCCGATCTTCGTGCTGGAAAGATGCCAGACCTGATGGTTCCGATGAAGATCTCGAACCAGGACGACATCAAGAAGTACCTGATCCGCGATGCGGGATGGAAACCAACGCTCTGGCGTGTTAAAGATGTGACGAAAGACCAGTTCAAAAAGACCCGCGATGATGCGGAGGTTGATGGTCTGGTGCGTAAGTACATCGAAGAACTTGGAGAGTCCGAGTATAAATCTCTGATTCTTGAGCACTTAAATAATAGTGACGCAAAGTTCAATATCTCGGAAAACAAGTTCGACCATCGTCATGGTTCTGATCGTGTTTACGAGGAGATCTTCAAGAAGTTCCGACGCAAAGCTCGTCAACTGCCGACGTCACCACAGTTGAAGGATAACTTTGGCAAGCTGTGTCCTAACCTTGAAGTTATCGATGTTCACTTGGCTAAACAGATTGTTAAGTGGCTGTCATTACGTAACCGTCGTTCTGTTCTAGACCCTATTGACGAGGATAAAAACGATACAGGGCTGTTGAATCATCCTCGCCTGGCGATTGATGGAAAACTTCCAGCTCGTTTCTCTGGTATCACTAACACCGGGCGTTGTAAGCACACCATTTGTGCAAACATGCCTAAGCCAGATCCTAAGGTGTTGTTGGGTAAAGAGATGCGCAGCTTGTGGACAGTTCCAGAAGGTTATTATCTGATGGGTTGTGACGGTTCTAACTTGGAAGGTATGATCGCTGCTGCCGGGGCTTTTGAATTTGATGGTGGTGAATATCTTCGCATTATGATGGAAGAGGATGCTCATGAACGAAATGCTAGGGCATATACCCTTGCGGCAGGAAAGGAAGTCACACGATCAGGGGGAAAAGGTATAACCTATGGGATTATGTATGGTGCTCAGGCCGCAAAGATTTCATCGATGCTGGATATCTCTCTTGACAAGGCACAGGCTGTAATCGATGCTTTCTGGGATAGTAACTTTGGTTTGAAAGGTCGTAAAGAGTGGCTTGAAAACTTCTGGGGAGCAACTGGTAAACGTTATATTCCTGGCCTCGATGGTCGTAAGATTTGGACCCGTTCTAAGCACTCTCTTTTGAATGCTTATCAGCAGAATGGTGGTGCATCTCTTTTTGACTTAGTTGGCGTTCTTTTCCATTGGGAAATCGTTAAGAGAGGATGGTATGATGAAGGTGTTAGGAGACTAATATACTACCATGATGAAATCCAGGTACAAGTACCAGAAAAATTCAAAAAAGTGACAGAATATTCTTCCTTAGAGGCGGCGCAGGAATATGTTGACAAAATGCTCGAAAAAGGGCATTGTTTTGATGGGCATTATGTCAAAGCTGGGAAGGTGATTGTAGAACCTGACGAGAATGGTAAGTACAAGATCTTACATTGCCCTGTCGGAGAGCTTGCTACCAAATGTGTAGAAAAAGCTTCTCGAATTATGAACCTCCCAGTATTAATTACAGGAGAATATCTTTGTGGATATACGTGGGCAGATTCGCACTAAAATCCTTACTCAAGACTTCCTAAGGGAAGTCTTTACTTACGATTTTGAAAACGGGGGTCTGATATGGAAGAGGAAGGCTGATGATTGTCAAGAAAATAGAAGATGGAATACAAGATATGCTGGAAAACATGCAGGTAGCCCGAATAATCAAGGCTATCTTCATGTTAAGCTAGGAGGGAGAAAATACAAACTTCACAGGCTTGTATTCTTATACATGCATGGTTACTTGCCAAAGATAGTCGACCATAAGGATAATGATCTCCAGAACAACCGTATCGAGAACTTAAGGGCGGCAGATCATCAGAAAAACAATTATAATTGTAGGATCTCCTCTGCAAACACCAGCGGGATTAAAGGTGTGAGTTGGCACAAGCAGCATAAAAAATGGTACGCTACGATAAGAGTTAATGGCAAAGCCGTCTTTTTGGGAATTTTTGATAAAAAATCCGATGCTGAGGAACGTGTGAAAGCTGCAAGGGAAGAGCTTCATGGGGAGTTTTCAAACAATGGATAATTTTTTCTTGACACCCGTTTCTAATAGCATTAAAGTGTATCACATGAAGACGAGAGACCTCGCTTCAAAATAACTTCACAAACAGGAGAACGAAATGACCGCAAAATATGAAACCGTACCTTACGCTGACTTCGTAAAAGCTCTGAAAGCTCAGTTCGCTGTCATGCAAGCGCTGGGTGCGCTTTACACGGTCGATGTACCGAAAGATGAACTGTACGATCTGTACCTCGACTCTTTCCCGGAAGGCACCAATCTGATGTATAAAGAGCGCCGTGAATATGACTGTAACTGCTGCAAGAGCTACATCCGTACTCTGGGCCGAGTAGTCGCGATTCACAACGGCAAGCTGGTCTCTATTTGGGACGTTAAAGTTGGTGGTTACTACCAAGTTGTTGCCGATGCGATGAAAGCGCGTGTTGAAAGCGCCGAGATCCGCGATCGCTTCTTCCACTTCGAAGGCCGCGTTGGTACTGAGAGCAACGTAGCTCTGCTGGAAAATGGGAAAACCAAAACCTGGACCCATTTCCATCAGGCCCTGCCTCGCGAACTGGTTAAACGTGGTGAAGATATCCCTTCTGCCCTGGGTGAGTACCGTGACAACGCAACTGTGCTGGCACGTTCTCTGAAAGATATCGATATGGACTCTGCCGAAACGGTAATGGACCTGATCAACCAAGGCTCTCTGTACCGTGGTGATGAGAAAAAGCACATTGTTGCTGCCTTTATTAAGGCGAAACGTGCATACGACAAAACGCCGGAAGATCAGCGAATGAACTTCTGCTGGAAACAAAGTGAAACGCTGGGTAAACTGGGCCGCTTCCGTAATGATGTCATCGGTACACTGATGAGCGATCTGGCAGAAGGTGTTGATCTTGAGGCCGCAGTGAAGTCCTTCGAAGACAAAGTCTCAGGGACCAACTACAAGCGCACTACAGCTCTGGTAACTCCGGGCATGATCAAGGCAGCACAAGAGAAGGTTGAAGCCCTCGGCTTGACTGAGTCTCTGGCACGTCGCTTTGCGGTGACATCTGACCTGACGATCAACAATGTGTTGTTTGCTGACCGTTCTGCAAAGGCCCAGATGAATGTATTCGAGCAACTGGCGGCGTCCACCAAAAACGCGCCAAAATCTCTGTCGAAAGTAGAGGAGATCAGCATTGAGGATTTCATCAATAACGTTCTGCCGAAAGCGGACACTATCGAAGCGCTGGTTGAAGGTCGTCTGACACCGAACCTGATGAGCTTGGTTGCCCCGGCAAACGCAGGTGCTCCTAACCTGTTCAAATGGGATAACGGCTTCTCCTGGTCGTATAATGGCGAAGTAACTGACTCCATCAAGGAGCGTGTGAAAGCCGCTGGCGGTAGCGTGACTGGTGACCTGCGTGTTTCGTTGTCCTGGTACAACAGTGATGACCTCGACCTGCACGTATTCGAGCCTGGTGGCGGTCAAATTTACTTCGGTAACAAACGTGGTCGCTCAACGGGTACGCTGGATGTGGATATGAATGCCTATGGCAAGTCAGACGCACACCATCCGGTTGAGAACGTTACGTGGGAAAATGAGCGTAATATCACGGAAGGTGTTTACAAGGTTGTTGTTAACAACTATAATAAGCGCATGACTGATCGCGTTGGCTTCGAAGTCCAGATGGAATACAAAGGCCAAGTGTTCAACTTCGCATACCCGCAAGCTTTGGGTAATAGCAAGAGCCAGACCGTTGTAACCTTTAAGTATTCTCGTGCGAAAGGTGTTGAAATTGTAGACAGCATCGGGCATACTAAGCAATCTAAAGAAGTATGGGGCGTCTCTACCGAGACCTTCCAGAAAGTTTCTCTGGTGCTGAATTCTCCTAACTTCTGGGATGGTCAGACCAAAGGTAACAAACACTACTTCTTTATGCTGGAAGGTTGCATTAACCCTGACGATACTCGTGGCTTCTACAATGAATATCTGCGTGACGATCTGCATGAGCATCGTAAAGTGTTCGAAGTGTTGGGTTCCAAGCTCAAAGCTGAACACTCCGCTGATCAACTGAGCGGCCTGGGCTTCTCGTCTACCCAGCGTAATGAGTTGGTTGTGAAGGTGACTGGTTCTTTCAACCGCACCCTGAAGATTAAGTTCTAATTAAACAGCCCCTTCGGGGGCTAATATTGAAATCATAGAGGAGATAAAAGATGACCACTACTAACCTATTCGAAGTTGCTACCCGTAAAAAACTGCGTTTTGCAAGTCCGAAAGGTCTACTGACCACAGAAGATCTGTGGGATCTGCCGATGACTGGTAATACCAGCCTGGATACGGTTTCCAAACTGGCTAACCGTGATGTGAAAGCATCTGCTGAAGAAAGTTTCGTTGTCGAGGCCAGTGCTGTAAATGGCGAAGCAAACCTGAAGCTGGATATCCTGAAGTACATCATCTCGGTGCGTAAAGCTGAGATCGCGGATCGCCAGGCAGCGAAAGAGAAGGTTGAGCGTAAGCGTAAACTTCTGGACCTGCTGGCAGAGAAGGATAACGAGAAAGATGCAGCGATGACTCGTGAAGAGATCCTGAAAGAGCTGGAGTCTCTGTAATCTACCCGCCAAGGCCCTTCGGGGCCTTTTTGCATTGGAGGATAAATGAAAGTAACTGGCAAACAAACTGTTGTACAGAACGTGGAAGTAGATATCTCTGATGAAGAGATCATGAATATTGTCAAGGCACAAACACCAGACTACCTCGCAGATGTCCTCACCAAAGAACTGCTGAGGAACTTCATCTATAGCTTGCCAGCAGATTTTACTGGTGAGCGGGCCGTGTGGGAAACACGTAAAAGAGGATATGAACAGTTTCTTGTACTTGTCCATGTAGACGCTTGGTGGGACTACCACAACAATGTTGGTGTGGATGAAGAAGTCAGACCGCTCACCGAAGAAGAAACGGCAAAATATAATATGATTTGCGGTTTGCGGGACTACATTAAGGAGCTGCAAAAATAATTCAAAAGCCTCTTGACTTCATGGTTGAGGGGCTTTATTGTTATGGAAGCTAAATAACCTGGAGGGTGTATGTTAGAGGCAATCAATTATTTCTTTTTAGTTCTGGCAGCAGTGGCCTGTGTTTCTTGTGCCTTCGGCGCTGTCTTTTCAAAAGATGAAACACACCGCACGGTGTACGTAGGTTGTGCAGTCATCAACGCTGCTTTTACGGTGCATCTCTGGAGTATCGCCCTATGAAGCTTTCACATTTTATTTATGCAGTGTTAGGCCTTATGGCCCTGACCATGCTGACAACGTTGGGGCTTTCATTTACAGCAGGCCATGAGCAACAAACAAAAGAGATTTTGGGAGCAGGTTTCGGTATGTTTATGCTTGAATTCTTCCTGCTTCTTTTGGGCGGCGTGATTGTCGATACTTCCGGCTGGTAAGGAGAAATAAATGCGTGGATTCATGCCTTGGGTGCGTCCGTTGGTTATTGTGATTGTTGTTGCAGTTGTCGCCTACATATCGCTTGACATCGCAGATAACGTGACCCATAATTGCAAGCCTAACGGTGAGCAACGCCTTGCTAACTCGGTTGATGGTGTTATCGTTGAGAACAAACTGATCTGCGACGGTGGTCGAGTGAAGTGGTCTCGCTACTAAATTCTGACTAAATAATCTCAAGAGGAGATTCAAATGAAAAAGATTATCCTAGCCGCCCTGCTCGCGCTTTCTTGCTCTGCACAAGCAACAGAGTTTTATCCTGAAGCAAACCCGAATGATATTAACGAGTCCGTTGATAGTGAACTGGCAAAGTCCCTACTGAAACGCGACACCCTTGAATTGAAAATTAAAATCGCAGAGCTTGAAGTGGAACTTGCCAAAATGAAGAAGACTCAAGTTCTATACAGCATTGCCCTTGAATCAATGGAGAAAAACAAATGACGATTACTCGCGGCCTTATCTTCGGAAAGTTTGCACCGCTGACCAACGGACATATTGAATTCATTCGCCAGGCGGCTTCTCAGGTTAGTGCTCTGTATCTGTTCCTGTCCTATGACCAGAAATTCGTTGACGCACAACCAGAGTGGATTCGTCCTAAGCTGGGACTTGCTGATCGTTATCGTGACCTGCTGGATGTCATTGCCGACGAGGGACTTGACAACGTGAAGGTTGACTACGTTGATGAGTCGAATATCCCAGGATACCCTGAAGGCAGTGCTGCCTATGCAAAACTGATCCGTGAAAAGCAACCGTTCGTTAAGTACGATTTTGCTTTCTCTTCTGAGCCGGAGTATGAGTCTTACTTCAGTGAGTTCTTCCCTGAAGCGAAGCATGTAGTTATCGACGCAGAACGTAAAGCTGTTCCTATCTCAGCCACGATGATCCGTAATGATCCGTACAACAACTTCTACAACCTAGCGTGGCCTGCACGTAAGCGCTTCATGAAGAAGGTTGCCATCATTGGGGTTGAGAGTACGGGCAAGACCACACTGACACGGCATCTGGCGCATACCTTCGGTGCTGGTTGGATTCCTGAGGTCGGACGGCTTATCTGTGAGCGTGAATACCATTCCAGTGAGTTAGCAATGTCTCGTGGAGACTACCTGCGTATCGCAATGGAGCATCGCCTGAAGGAGATGGAATTGGCTGGCTGTGGTGGTTGTGGGGTTATGTTCTCTGACACCACAAACCTGATCACCCACTTCTCTGGTATTTGTGCAGACAAGATCGACTACTCCGATCTTCTGTTCCGCACACTGAGCCGTGAAGAGAGCTACAACTTCTACGACCTATTCCTGTTCCTCACACCAGAGGTCCCGTGGGTTGCTGATCCTCTTCGCTTGCAGGATACACCAGAAAAACGTAAAGAAACACATTCTTTGCTTGACACAATGATCAGAGCATCTTACGATACAAGCAAGGTGGTGGTTATCTCCGGCAGTGATTACAAAGAACGTACTCAGAAAGCCGAAGAAGCTGTCCGTAAATTGCTGAATATAAAAGGAGAATAAGATGGATGTTACAAACTCAAGTATGTACCAAGCGTTTGGTGTATTAAAGCTCGTCCTTGAAAAAGCTCCAGAGTTAGGCCAGGGCCTCCAGGCCTATGCGAACTGCCGTGAGCAGGGCTTCTCCATCATGAAGTTGGACTACTCAGGTGGGCAAGATAATTGTCGTCAAGTGTCATTCTCTGAATGCCGTAACAGTGACCAGATCACTGTGTACTATGGGTCAACACGGGACTTCAATTTCCAAACCAACATCCCTACGGACGATACCTATTTCAATCGCCGGAAATTCTTTGGTTATGAGGGGTTCGAAGAAGCGGCAGACTGGATCATCGCATATCTGAAAGGTGATAAAGATGGAGCAAACTAAGCCGACCCTGGTCTGGAAAACCCAGGAGGGTTTTGATATGCGAATTAGCCACATGTCTGATGAGCATATTGTTAACGCTATAAACTGGTTGCTGGTAGAACCTGGGACAGATGACCCTTCTGACCTGCTGGATACTTATCTGCAAGTCCCTATCGTTATCTGGATTCGCGAGTTGACTCAGGAGTTGTACCGTCGCCTACATCCGGAACTGGTCAATGGCTAAGGTACTCAACTTCTACCACATTGGTAAAGTGATACCTGAGAATGCTGAATACATGGGGCGAGCAATGCCCCATCTAGGCTTGAAGCAATCTAAATTTGCCAATCCATATAAGTTGTCGAAAGATGAACCCCGTGGAGCAACCATTGAACGATACCGTGTATGGTTATGGCAACAGATACGTTCGGGGAAAATTACTATTCAAGATTTGCTTGACTTGGATGGTAAAGACCTTGTATGCTTCTGTAAACAGCCGAACAAAGAGGTAGCATGTCACTGTGATGTGATACTTGCGGCAATCGAATGGGCAAAACAGAGGAGTCAAAATGTCTAAAGAATTTATGGACTGGTTTGATAAAAACGCACCAGTACATCTTTATCCAGATGCAGAGGAGCGTGAAATCCTCCAGTTAATGTGTTGGTTGGCATGGAGAGATGGGATCAGGTCTGTCTTACCAGTTGTAATGGAGGGTTAAAAATGGCTATTCATGCAAAAAGTAATGGTCTACTGATCGGAGGTAAGATCATCGAGGAGACACTGACAGGCTGGGTTTTCCAGGCAATGGATAACAAAGGTACTAATTTTGTGTTCAAGTCAGATGAGAAGAACCAAGTTTTTGACGGACCGAATGCTGTTGACGAAGCAATGGCTTGGCAAACTAAAGTTCGGTCAGAAATGAAAAATAAAAAGAAAAAGGGGCGCAAAAATGGCTAAAGATACATGGGAAGTATTTCATGATGACGATGAAATAAAGGTCATTGTCTCAGGTTCTCTTGAGGTAGGTTCCGGGTGGAGAACTTACAGAGACGTGTGTTCAGAGATTAATAGTATTGAAGATGCAAATCTTATCGCAGCAGCACCAGAACTGCTTGACGCAGTGTTGGATCTGAAGTATAAGTTATACGGTAACGGCGCAGCGAATCCTAAAATAGAAGCGCTTCTTAAACGATTAACAGGAGAATAACCATGAACACAAATCTGTACATTAAGACAGCGTGGACCGACTTTTATGGCTGGTCAAAACTTGAATACCTTTGGCTTCTCATCTGCTCGGCATCGATCGCCATTGTCTCCTTGACTATGGGCGGTGGGTTAGTAGAGTTCATCTCTTCTGTCACCGGGATCATCGGGGCTATCTTGGTGGCAAAAGGTAAGCTCTCCAGTTATTACTGGGGCTTTGTGGCAACGGTGCTGTATGCATATATCTCCTTCACGTACAAGTTGTACGGTGAGACGATTATGTACACCCTGTTGTTCACCCCCATGCAGGTCATTGGTGGGGTAATCTGGGCGCGCAAGTTAACCGTCTCTGCGGATGGTGAACGTGCGGATGTCATCAAGAAGTATCTGACCACAAAACAGCGCTGGATTGTTGGTATCGGGACATTGGTGACGATCGGATTATACGCCGAGTTCGTTAGCCTGCTGAAAGGGAGTATGCCGGGACTCGATTCTGCTACAGCAATCCTGTCGGTTCTGGCAACCTATCTGATGATGGTTCGTTATGCAGAACAATGGCTGATTTGGCTACTGGTGAACACTGTTGCAATTGTTATGTGGGTACAAGCTACGATTCATCATCAAGGAGCTGGTTCTGCAATTTTGGCTATGTGGGTCACATTCTGGCTCAACTCTCTTTATGGTTGGTATAAATGGAGAAAGAATGGCTAGAAAACTAGTGTACGGGGTGGGCGTTAATGACGCCCCCTATGTTACCGAACCGGGTAAAAGAGTGGCAGGCAGAACAGTACACGCTAAAAAATGCCCTTACTTTGTTCTGTGGAAGAGTATGTTGAAACGTTGTTATGGTAAAAGTGATCCATCCTATTTGGGTTGTATTGTGGATACTAGTTGGCACTCATTCATGGCTTTTAAACTTTGGGTGCAGAGTCAAAAACAACACGATATATGGCTGAAAGAGCTGGACTTACCCATTAAAGAACGTGAAGTAAAGTTTCAACTTGACAAGGACATACTGGGGAATGGTAAACTGTACTCGCCTGTCACTTGCATTCTGGTTCCATCAACATTGAATTCTGTACTATCTCACCAAAAAGAGAATATTAAAGAGCTACCACTGGGAGTTAGCTGGGTTTCATCAAGAATGAAATACAGAGCCTACATAATGGTCGAGAATAAATATAAAAGTCTTGGCTACTATGAGAATCCGCAATTGGCCCATCTGGCATGGCAAAAAGAAAAGTGCAGGAACATATTTCGCTTGCTGACTGGTTATGAGAAACAACCCTACAAGGATGGGCGAGTGATTCAACGCTTTACGGAAGTTGTAGACGGTATACTGGAAGACATTTCAAATTTACGTGAAACAACCAATTTTGGAGGGGGTAATATATGATGATTGGATTCTGGGAATGGTTTACAATGAATCACAATTGGGTATCTAGCCTGATCCCGCTTGCTATGTTTTCATACATAGGATGGTTATTGTCGGGAGGGCTTACTTGGAAGGGAAAAGTGGCCTCCTATGTGTTTTCAGCCGTAATGTTTGGGGTAATGTTCTGGGCAGTGACTTACTTAGGTGGTTATGGAATGTATAAGCGCCATTATACTACTTGCGCAAAGCCAGAGGCTGTGGCATCATTCTATGTGTTTGATGCAAAGAAAGGGCGCTGTTATAAACCTGTTGTTGGATTTGCACCTGTTGATGATAATCAGGTAAAGACTCTGACACCGAAACAAATGGAGACTGGAGAATGGCTTTAACTCGTGAAGAACGCACAGGTGCCAAGTTTGTCGAGATGTATGAAGCAAGCTTAGGGGACAATCCTAATCTGGAAGAACAGTTAGTTCTCTCATATTTCAAGAAAAATGTAGATGACCTACCAGTGGACTACCGCGACCCACCAAGTTTCCACAAAGCATTCCGGCAGGTTGACATCTGCCGTAAAGGTTATCAGGATATGGTGATTTGGTCCCTGATGTCCGGGGGCGAATTAAATACAATCTGGAAAGTTTTGGAGGAATTTTATGCTAATTGATGAACTTGGTGTTAGTAGTCTTGTCCCAGATGCTTGGGCAGAGGCATATGGTAAGCCACAAGCTGATCCTCATTCTGTTTTCGCAGAGCTGCTTGGTGTAACACGACAACAAGCGAAGGTAATCAATTATGAGTATATGTACTCTGAAGAGGCCAAGCATGTTCGGGCGATCAAACTCTGTCATCTGGCGGGAAAAGAAACTCGGTATGTTTACCGGAAGTTTGCTAACCTTTTAGCAGCTAACGGGGGTCTTGTTCCTCCACTGAGAGAGGTTCTTGAAGAGGTAGATCGGGATGAATAAAATCCGAAAATTTTTCAAATGGTTATTGGGGTTATTCAGTACAACAACGGTCGTATCTATAGGGAAGGGAAACAGCACTTTTGTTAGCCAAACAACCAAGGTGACCACAATATCTTCTGAAGCGCTTAATGAGACGCTCAACGAGGCCCTTCGTCAAGCAAGACAAAACAATGAGCGGAGATTGAAAATGTCCCCACCAACGCCACCTTCACCTCCTAAAAGGCGTGTGGTCGTGGAGGATGGCGCTCACCGGAGAAATGATGATGCGGCGATCATCAATACAACCACGATTAGTGATACGTATACCCATCATACGCCAAGTCACTCGTCAAGTAGTCATGACTCGTATTCCTCCTGTGATTCGAGTTCATCATTTTCAGGTAGTTGTGATTAAGGAGATAAAATGAAAATTGGTTTCTTAGGTCTTTTGGCGTTGGTATTTATCACGCTTAAACTGTGCGGCGTGATCGCCTGGTCGTGGTGGCTTGTTTTACTACCGCTCTACTTCGGTGTTGCCGTTCTTCTTTTCTTCTTCCTGATGGCGATTATCGGGTGGCTGGGACTGGCAAGTGTAGGCCGTGTGGCTGATATGATGTCAAATTCAAAAAAGAAAAGAAAGTAATTGACATAACAAGTGTAAAGGGGTAAGATACCCATTCACTAATAAATGGAGGATTGATGACTGAAGAAGTAACCCCTACCAACGAAGCACGATTCCTGGGACTAGACCCCAATCAGTTCGGAACTGTGATTTTCCTCTCAAGTGCCAGCGTTCAGATGGCTGACCATATCAATTCTGAACCCGTCAGAAAAGAAATGGAACGTTTAATCAGTGAAGGCAAACACGAAACTATCGAAACGGCGTTAGCCTGGATTCGTGGTCAGCGTAATGCTGTGATGCAACTGAGTGGAGCTTCAACCTTCGCGCAAAACCTTTTGGCGCAAGTTGAAGATATGTTGGTTGATCAACTTCTTGCTGTACCAGTTACACAAGTCGTTGAAGAAAAATCTGAGTAATAAAGGAGAGAAGATGAGCGTAGTAAACGAATACAAAGACCCGATGTCTGGCAAAGTAAACCACTTCGCAAAAGGCAGCATCAAATTCATCAGCATCAAACCTGTGAAGAATGCCGATCAGGACGGTGTTAAGCGTACCCATATCCCTGCACGTAACGGTCAGCCTGCGAAGGTAATCGAAGCAACCCACAGCATTAGCTTCCTGATGCAGGCGGTTGATGAGAACAACAATGTTATCGATCCTCAGGGCCAAGGTGAATGGGTAGGCATGGGCGAGAAGAAACTCCACGCCAGCCACACTGACAAAGTTCAGGTCAAGTTTGATTCCGGCTATAAAGATATTCTGGCGGGGATGATCGTATCTTTCCCGCTGAAAGTCACTAAGAATGGGGATAAGACCTATATCAACGGAACTCTGAGTGGCAAAGTGTTCAACATTCTGGATGAAAGTAAAGCTGGTCAAGCTGCACCTCGTCAGCACCAGTCTTCTGCCCCAGCAGTGCAGTCAGGTGGTGGTGTTAAGATCTTCGGTGAGATTACCGAAATCGTAGGTAATCTGGCGACTGTTAATGACGAGAAGAACGGCCCCGGTGGTGTAGTTCTCTCCGATGAACAACTGGCCCAGGTATCTGTCGGTGGACGAATGACTGCCTTTGTGGATATGTCTAACGGGAACATCCTGAACGGATTCAAAGCTTATGGCCCCGCAGGTCAGAACAGCGGTGGTCCTGGTGCCAAAGGCAAACGTAGCAATTATGACCCTGTCGGTGTTTCTGCTGGTCATGCCATGAATGCTCTGGTAAACCTGAAGCTGTCAGGCTTTAAGGGTGATGTAGAGGCCGCAGGCAAAACTGTGCATGATGTTACCACCAAGCTGATCAAGGAACTTTCAGAAGCTGAAGGTAAAGATGTTGGTCAGACAGTGGGTAACGCTGTCAAATATGCGGTGACGAACATTGCTGTCAAAGGAAAGACCATCGATGCAGACGAGCTTGAGAAGGCCACACGCGAAGCGTATGCGCTTGCAGCGACGTTCTACAGCTATGCCAGTGCAACGGCACAGGAAGAGTCGCAGAAGCCGTCACAGCCCGTCCAGGAGCGTTTAACGACACCTCCTGCCCAAGAGGCTCCGGCTATGGATTTTGATGAACCACCACTGGATTTCGATGACGATGTGCCGTTCTGATCTGAAAATCTGTTCTTGCTGCGGGGTTGAAAAACCCCGTGATGAATTCCAAGTAAGGAGAGCCTCTAAGGATGGATTTACAGCATCGTGTAAGCTTTGTCTTAAGGAACGTGACAGGGTCAGGGACCAAAATCCTGAACGTAAAGCAATGAAAGAGCGATACGTTAAAGGCATTGGGAGAGAGGCTGCTGCACGGGCAAAGCGGAAGTATATCGAGAAAAATCCAAAGAAAAGGTTTGTGCATATAAAGACAGGCAACGCAATCCGTGACGGCAAGTTATTAAAACAGCCTTGTGAAGTTTGCGCGAGTGAAAATGTACAAGCTCATCATTGTGATTACGATAAACCTTTAGAGGTTATGTGGCTATGTCCTATTCATCATGAAGAGTGGCACAGGCAATACGGCGAGGCAAAGAACGCCGTATAAAAGAAAAGGCTCCCAAATGGGAGCCTTTTTTTATTACGGTCTTTGATAGACAGCTACATCATATACAGTCCCTCTTCCACAATAGGTTACTTGTAGAATTGTAACTGAATTTGCAGCAGTGCTGATCGTACCACCATTTATGATTTTATAAGATGCATCAAGGGTGACGGCATGTCCACCAGTTGCATCCTGGAACAGATAGATCGTGGCAGTAAAAGCACTACCAAGATTTGCCCAAGGCCCGATAGTTAAAGTATTTGTCACATCTACGTTGTAGATGTTATTCATCTTCGTTAGATCGGAGCCTGTCCCTCCTGGTGTCCAAGTTGTTCCTGCGGAAGGTGTGGTAACAGAACCAGGGGTTGTTCCTACGAAATTCGCAGTGACCTTAGGAGCCGTTGCTTCACCCGTAATAACGAGGGATGCACCTTTTAGAGACCCGTATGCCTCTATTGTGGTGGTTGCCAGAACGGAGTTAGGGTTAATGTCCTTCCCGTTGACATCAACAGAAACGCCCGTTAGAGTACCAAGTACGTTAAGGTTGTTTACAGTTGTTGTGCCTGTCCCGCCATTATTCAGGTTGGCGTTTCCAGTAACTGTAAGGTTAGTGCTTACCGTAACTGCCCCGGTAACTGCAAGCAGGCCCGTGATGGAGAGATTTCCTGCAACAGAGCTAGCACTACCGGCTGTAAATCCCCCAGTTAATGTGCTGTTTCCATCGACTGTTAATGAATTTACTACGCCTAAATTCTGAATAGAGGCACTTCCGAGAGTTGTTACACCGTTTACAGTTAGATCAGAACCTATCTCGGCTGTTGTCGTTGTGACAATAGAGTTGGGGAGAATGTCTAAGCCATCAACACCAACATTGACACCGGACAACGAACCAGTTACTCTTACGTTTTCAAGTTCTGTCGTTCCTGTTACCTTAAGTCTTGGTTCCGTAGAGGCCTTGGAAGAGTTCCCTCGGATATACACATAGTCGAAGGTGTTATTACCGACACCAGTTAATGACATTGTGGTGTTATCTGCACTGGCTGTCCCATTCACAATAACTGCGGAAGTCAGATTATTTGTTTGAACAGAGTTCGGAGATATGATAGTCTTCAGATAGTTAGAGGCAGCGGTATAATCGAAAGAAAGTGTGGCAGTTTGTCCAGATAACGAAATTTTCTGGAATTTACCAAGCACACCAGAGGCATCAATCGTCCCACCAAATTGTGATATCCCCGAAACAACCAATGTGTTAAGGGTTGAAGCACCAACTACCGTAAGAGCAGCATAACTTGGAGAAGACCCCGTAAGAGAGTTGATCGCTGCTGCGACAGCCAAGTTGACAAATGCAGTTGTCGCTATTGCACCACTATTACTTCCCTGAGCAGGGGTGGGTGCTGTCGGAGAACCGACAAATGCGGGGGTGTTAAGAGGTGCAAATTTTTCAGAAACTACAACGGAGTCATTGTAAACTTTCCAAGCGGTACTTGTAGACGGATCAGCAGGTAAGGTGACAGGTGTAGATGGTGACGCACCAGGAGCGTACCACCAGAATGTTCCCGCTGAATTGGTGAAGGAATACAGTTGATTAAAAACTGTCGCCTGTGTACCAGCCACCCAAGGTTGTGGTGGTGTTTTAAAATACACATTATCAAGAAGCGCTTTACGTAATGTTGGAATCGTGCTACCGTCTTCTACAATAACGGTGTCGATCGCCGATCCGTTGACCACTTTATGGAGACGCTCAGAATCCTCGATAACCTGATCCACAGCCTGTTCAAATTGTGTTGTATCAGCCATTTAAGGTCTCCTTATTTAATTTCTTGCTTATCTTCATCTTCCGCTGCCTTTATAGCTAAACCCCAGCGAAGTGAGATTAGCTTGCTTATAAGTTGTGGAGCTGCTACAGTGGGTGCATATACCCACATGTACCATTCTGTAAGGGTTCCTTTAAATCCCCAGTACAGGAAAACAGCCGTCATGGATGCCAGACCTATATTGCTCCAAAACTTGGTATGTGAGGCCTTATCCGGGTCTATAGGGGACCTGACTAAGTCCTTTAGGAACTTCATTATTCGAGTTGGCATTTTACCTCGGGGATCAATGAGTGAAGAATGGTAATGCCCTGGCAATCACCAAAAGGCTTATGACAGTTGCAGTTTTTATCCATTCCTTTATCGTCGTGTCTTTAAAATTTGCACAAAGTATGATAATTTCCATCCAAGTTTGGTAGGAAGAATTTATTACAAAGTCAAAGAGTCCGGGGATTATTAACGGAAACTGCATGGATATTATCTGGCAGAAGAGAATTGGTACTGCTACAGAGAGTGTTAGCTTTTTCTTCCATCCCGATAATATACACGCAGCACCAAAGATAAAAGAGATATCTAGGAACCAACAAAGATTAAGATAAAGAGATAGATCGAAAAACTGGGTGTTTGAAGAAAACCACCATAGGAGGGTATTCTCAAGAAAGATATGGACCATGCCAAAAACAGACATGATCCTTATACCTTTGTCAGAATGAAACAACAAAATAATAAAGCACAGAAAATAGAATACTGAGCTTATCATTTTGTGGATCTCTCCATTAACATCTGGAATTGTTTGGTGAGATCTGTCCTTAAATCACCAACATCTCCCTTGATGTCCCTTCTAAGATCGGAAACATCATCCCTAATCGCTTTTAGCTTTTTATCTAAGATATCATCCAGCTTTTCTTTAGTGACCATTTCGGCCCTTATACGGATGATATCTTTATCAAGCTCATCAAGGCGCTCTTGAGTCTTTTTGTAATCCGAGTACGTTATTCTTAGGACTCCGATCAGGACAAAGGTAATAACCCCCCAGACCGCCTTCAGGATAGCAAACAGGTCAATAGACATAGTGCCCCCTTAGGCTGTCTGCGGAAGCTCTGGTTGAGGGTCTCCCTTGGTCCATCCTCTGAGATCGATGATATATTTCTTCATTGTCTCAACCTTATCTTCTTCACCCAGTGCAGCGTAAGTTGATAGCAGTATCGCGGCCCTTTGGAAAAGTCCTTGTTTCTTATTTTCAAATATTCTGTCTTCCATCCAATCAACTTTTTCGAACTCTTCACCGTTAAAGATATGAGTTCTATTAGAGAAATCACTTGGAAGAGAATCTACAAAACGAAAGTAACAATCTTCGGGGAAGAATTTAGTTGGGTCAGTATCTACCATATAGACCTGGCCGTTAGAATCGTATTGAATATATAGGCCTTTTTGTATTTCTTTCAGTTGAGATACGAAATCGTACCAATCTTGGCCGTTCTCATCTTTTAGATATAAGGCACCGGGGACTGCAACCTTTTCTGGAGAATATCTAACCCATTTCATATCAGTTATTTTCATTAAAGCCCCACTGTATACCAAATGCCATCAAGAGCTTTCTGTAAAAATCGGAATCTTATCTCATCGATATCGTGTAGATAAAGATCTCCACTGGCGTTTGCATCAATCAAGCCAGTCAATACAGAGCCGTCAGGTCCACGCGCAAAACGTCCGCTTGAACCATAATTTTCAAAGTCAACTTGAACTTTGTTTTGTTCTCCACTCCAACGAATGTCAGAAACCCCAATACTGATAGAAACGTCACCATTGGCGTTTGCAGCGGTACTATTTACTGCACGAACAACGGATCTCCCACCAATTGTTGCGTTGTTGGAGTTTACTACGAGGTTTTGTAACGTAGCTGTACCACCAACACCAAGGCTGGTTGTCTGAATATTACCACCATTATTAATGGTTGTGGAAGAAACTGTACCTGTCGTGGTAGTTCCTGTTGCCGTAATATTCCCTTGTACCTTTAGCAGCGCAACGCCATTAGACGTTGCATTCAGTTCCATCATGTTGAATGGTGAAACTGTATCAGAGTTGTTTACAGGAACAAAGCGGAACCTCATGACATCTACACTTGGTTGCCCCGCTGTTCCTACATTATCACCAATAACGAAGTCTAAATAGACTTGATCCACACCTGTTGTGGTGGTGATATGAGCGGTATCGCTAGAATCAGAGGGGAATGTTATTCTGGGTACTGTCAGCGCCCCAGTCATTGTATCACCAGAAACATTTACATACCGGGTATCACTTTCCCCCTTGCTGTAAACATCCAGGGTGCTTCTTGCCGTTGGGATATCAGATACATCGCTAAGGTTTTGATCTTTTCTCAGATAATCATTAGAGAGTCCGGGGATCTGCTCTTCTGAGATGTACGTCATCCACCAGGTCATCAT